CTAAGACACCTCCTTTAAGCTTTGAACTACTGATTCCGGCAACCCAAAAAAATCATTTAGAGTTTTATCAAATTCACCGCTTTCAATGAATTGATCCATCAGATTTACTTGCTGATCGATATTGCTATCTTCACAAGGCTCACATGGTTTTTGAATATCAGTCATTGTTTTTCTCCTTGAGCCTTCAAGTATTCAAACTTTGCATCTGCCCAGTTCTTAGAATCATATGGGCTTAATCCTTTTTTCTTGCACCAATCAGCGCACCAGAGCCATTGCGCATCGTCATATGGGGTGGGTTCAGTTATTTGGTTATTGCTATCCATCACGCCACCTCATAGAAGCGCTTAGCCTCATCAAAATCAGAAGTAATTAACTCAGCACTATCTTTGTAGCAGTGCACGATTTCACCGTACTTAAAAGCTTGTTCAGCCTGCTGCATGTTTTTGCACTGGTACATCGGCTCTTTAAACCAGTCTTCTGTATAAAACATTTGTTCCTGGTGTTCTTCAGCTGTGCCTTCCCATTCTTGAACCTGAAAGTATTCATCAAATGATTCGATCATGAACTGATTACCTTCAGCTTTAGTCATTGCTCTGTAACGAGCCAAAGCACGTTCAGCAATTTCTTTTGATACGGCAGGTGACTGCTCATGCGGACTATCATCTTCAGGGCAGATTCCTACGCACCACAATTTATTCTTTTCCATCACGCCACCTTCACATCTAAATAATCAGGGTTATCCAGGTGTTCTTCATATTCATCGAATAGCACCTGACATGCCGCATTACCTGTTAAATCTTTCTTTAAGAGCACGTAACTCAGTGTCTTGCGTGTGCCTTTGCCGCTAAATGTCGAGCTGCCATCCGCAAGTTCATTTTTGGTATAACCCAATTTTTCTAGCCACAACTTGAAACCGACTTCATGCTTCTTTTTAATTCTGAAGATCATCTGTACCCCCAGGTGTTCGCAAAATTTCGAAGGCAATCATCAATACCGAATAGGTTGATGTTGCGGTAAGTTCTAACCCGACCTTTGTGCTGCACAAGCAGCACGCGGGTCATAGAAGAGTAGGAATAACTCATGAAGCCTCCCCAGTTTCAGCAGCTTGAATCAAGGCATCTTTGCGCTGTGCATACAGGCTAAGTAGTTCCTGATGATCAGCTGGAAGTAATTTAGCTGCAGGTATCGCTGGTGCTAGTCGTTCTAAAGTTTCTACTGAATCCATGTCATAGATCCGATTGATCAGAACCTGTTTTTTCTTCTTGTAGAAGAGATCAATAGGGGCACTACCATGTTCAGCACTTTCCACTGATGCTTGTTTGCGTGCGGCATTTTCAATTTGATCAAACGTACTTGGTTGCTGAGCTTCAATGACTTCATCTGCGATTGGTTCAGGTTCAACCTTCGGCGTGTATTGCTCTGGATCCAGCTCAAGCAATTTATCTTCCGTAAGCTTGCATAAGTGCTGTTGATCTTTTTGATCTAAGTGTCCATTGGCCAGAAATACGTGACGGAATGAAAGAACGTCATCCTCCTTAGTAAACTGATCAATTTGTGCAGTGAACTTTTCAACAAGCTTTACCCGGTCGGTTTCAACTGAATCCGCTTCAATTTCTGTAACTGGAGTTTCAGTATTAATAGTGGCTTCTTGCTCTATGGCTTCAATAGGCTGAATCAGCTCTGGCTCAGGCTGTTTTTCAATATCTGGTACAGCATCACCTGGGCCAGCTGGAATGCTAGCCTGTTCAGTCTCATTCTTAGCTTTGGTTGAGCGTCTCTTTTTAGGTTTGCCTGTATTGTCTATAGTTGGAGGATAGACAATAATTCGACCAAATAGCTCACCCATTGCCACTAATTGTAATTCGGCATTTTCTTTATCCGCCTGAGCAAAACCATTGTCGACAGCTTTGAAATACTCCATGCACTGTTTACTGTATTTAACCTGTGAGATATGGTCAGGATGAATAATAAAGATTTCCTGATCTTCCACGACATCATCAAGAGTCAAAGGCTTGGTAAATGTAATACCAGCCAGCTCCATTGTTTCAACCTTGATGCAGAACTCATAGCCTGGCATAGCGAAAATCGTAGCCGGGAATTGAGACAGATCATCAAAATCCATTAACTCACCAGCTGCACGACACATGATATTTCGGCCAGCCATCATTGCCTCAAAAGCTTCTTTGCTATTTAAAATTTTCATGCTGTCATTGCTCCCTTAGCTACTTGTTCTATTTCATTTTTTACGGCTTCAAATTTGGAAGCTTCTATCTGGTTGAGAGCATCAAGCCCTAAGTGTTCACATACTGTTTTTGCATCAAGGCCACAGGTGTCGATGAAATCCTGTAGATCAGCCAACTGCTCATCAGAAATGCCATTAAACTCTGGTGGATCTGTCCATGCATTGCGCTGTCTATCGAATATGCACTTCATTTCCAGAGCACGACGAACCAGCTCGGCACGCATGTTTTTGTAATACAGGTGAGTGTCTTCAAGAGACTGAGTGAGTTGATTTAGATCACTCGCATATTGGGCCTCACCACAGCTTTGTACCCAGTTTTCTAGATCTTCTTGGGCCTTGATTGCGGCCAATTGATCAGGTGTCAGGGTGTTGATATGGTCCTTAGCTTGCTTGATAAGATCGGCCAGAAATGTAGGACTAGTCTTTAGATCTGGCACCCACACTTCACCAGTATCACCACCTAAACCACCCGCATTTTTAGCGTGATGGGTAGGGCAAGGCTTAAAGCTAATCACCCGGGCATTTTTACCTTCACCAGTAGTGACTGTGGTCAAATAGCCCATGATGTCAGCAATGCGATAAAGCTCATTTCGGTTTTTACCACCCAGATCAGGACGATAAATTACCTGGTCACCGCTTTGATCTTCAGAAGCGTGAGCAATAAACACCACATCCTTTCCAGATGCGATCAGAGTGTTCACATACTGTTTAAAGATGTTGTTGGCCAAACCCTGGGCTTTAAGCTTTAACGATCCATCTTTCTGTTTATTGGTCGCATTGAGCATTAAATGGGTTTTGATGCTTTCAAGCATTGCACCGACGGTATCAATCACAATGGTGTTATACGGTTCAAGATCGGCCATTGTTAGGTTTGCAACATCAGACCACTGGTGAGCCTGAACTACAGCACCGCGACGAAGCTCACCAGTACGGTGGGAACCCTTGTCAAAGTCGAATGAAATAGCCTTATCACCAGTAAAGCCGATAGAGGTTTTACCCAAGCCTGGATCTGCATACAGGTAAACAATAATTGCCTGAACTAGCAGCGCTTGATTCGCTGGAATAATATTAATCGCCATCTCAACGTGCTCCTGCAGGACGGTTATTACGCTTAAAGTTCTTATAGTCTTCCGATGCAAAGAAGCCGGTACTTTCTAAAACTTGATGACGCTTGTTTTTGCGCATAGCAACACGCGCATTTTCCAGTCCATCTAAAATCCATTTCGGAGTAAGGGATTTATCCATCTTCCTCAATGAGCCGTCCGGCTGAATGGAATAGATAGTTGTGTTGCAGAAATAGTCAGCAATAGTTCCTGAGCTTTTGACACGTAGGGCAAAATAGCTCGCCCGGGTTTTACCCACTCGATAGATTTCAAGTCCCTCAAAGGTCTTGATGTATTCAGAGAAGTAACGATGAGTTGAGTTGAACTCAATCGGCATTGGCACTACAGGTAGCTCATCTGCTTTGAATTGCAGGAAGCCGGTATAAAGGTCTACAAAATTAATTTGAGTTCGATCATTTAGAGGAGACCAGTCATCAGAGCCGCATTCACACCAGTAGACCGATTGACCATTCAAAAGCGCCTCAAAGATTTGATCAGCAGAATTTAAAATCATGACTGAACCTCCACCAGACGGTGCTTCATGATGTAGCCGGCGATCATTGAATTGATTTCGCGGTGATCTTGATGATCAGTGAAGTCGTTATATGGATTGCCATTAGCATCGAACACCTTGATTTCACCTAGTTCAACGACTTCTATATTTGTGAATTCGGAACCTGGTACACCGTAATCATCCGGGTGTGCTTCAACTTCAAATGAAGTGATTTCCAAACGGAAACCATCCAGATTTACGACAGCTTCACCGTGTACATCGTCGAGCATCTTTAAAGAGACGATTCCATATTCAGATTGAATATTTTGAGCTGGTGCTACCTGGTCAGTACCAAAGTCAGCAAGATGAGCAAATGCCAAGGCGCTTACAGTTAAGGCAGCGGTAAACAGAGTTACCTTGAAGCTATTGTGTGGAGTTAATTTTGTGTTCATAATTACTTTACTCACAGAGAGAGTGTGGGTCATGCCCCAGGTGGTTCGCAGCACGCTGGGGCTTTTCTTTGCTTGTGAGATAAAATATACCTGTGAGGTAAAATAAAGTAAATACCTGTTAGGTAAAAATGGTAAAAATATTTTTACTCTTCAGGTGAAATAAGATTTAATAGACAAAAGAAAACCCATCACAGGGATGGGTTGGATGGAGATTATAATAATGACTAGAGAAGAATTTCGAGCGAATTTATATCAAACATATGTGTCTTCAGGTACACATGATCATGTACTGATACAGGAGTACATAAATATAGCTGAAGCTTATGTATTTGATAGTAAGCAGCTCACTATTACTGATCAAGAGGCGATGGTTTCAAGACTTACCGAAAGTCAAAATTAGTTATCTGAACCAATTATCTTCAAGCATTCAGTATAAATTTCTTTCCAGTACTCAACTTCACCGGATCGAATATTATCCTTCATATTTTGAGTTAATTGATGGGACAATCGTGTTTGTATGATTTTATCAGCCATCTCAATAGCTAGGCGTTTTTCTTCAATTGAAGGCATATTTTTCTCCACCCGATCCAAGAGCCGCGTCGGGTTCGCATTTTTTATTAATTAGTCTCAGGTGATTTGCTTAGGGCTTTATCCTGATACATTTTTTCATCTGCCTCTATGATAGCTGCTGATAGACCGTATGTGGGATTTCGCATTGCAAAACCAATTGCAGCACTAATGCCAGCTTTTGCAATAGCAGTTTGAATTCTGGTTGCAAGTTTATCCGCATTTTCTCGGCTGGTTTCAATACTAAGTACAGCAAATTCATCACCACCTAGACGAGCGACAATATCATTATTGCGTACAGTGTTTTTGAGGGTTAAAGCCATTCTTTGAATGAGTTCATCACCTGCAGCATGCCCCAAAGTATCATTGGTGATCTTGAGGTCATTAAGATCAATCATAAGAATAGCAACAGGGTGACCATATCGTTTGCAGCGCTTTTCTTCTAATTCAATTAACTGGTCCCAAGCACGACGGTTAAAAAGGCCAGTCATCGGATCGGACAATGCCTCCATTTCAAACCGTTCAGCTTTACGTATGTACTCAGCGGCTTTTAATTCAGCTTGAATATTATAGCTAAGCACTTGTGCTAGCAGCTCAAATAATGGAGCTTCCTCGACCAGAGTTTTAGATTGAGGTTCAGGATCGATTGCACAAAGAGTGCCAAACAAGGAACCATCTTCTTTTAAAAGAGGTTGACCGATATAGGCTTTAATAGTGACAAGTTTATTTATTGGTGCATCTGTATAAACTTGAACATCGGGCGAGTAAGGGGCAATGCGGGGCGCATTATTTTGTACCATGTGTGAGCAGAACGAATCTGCCCATCGAAATACTTGTCCTGGCTTAACGTTATAGCCATTATCTTCACTTAGTAACACAATCCAGTCATCACCTTCAGTACGGGTAATCATCCATAACTTAAATCCAAATCGTTGAGATAAGAATTTTAAAATGGCTTGGCCAGCCTCTTCGAAATTCTTAAAGTTAATATTATTCATTAAGTTAGTCCGATGTTTGTACTAAGAGAGATGTGAAAAAAAAACAATTTTTAGACTACAGCGTCATATATTATAATTTTAAACTGATTAGCTCACTAATTGTTCAAAAATTTAATTCGCTTTACCTGAAATTACTGCCAATATCATTGGCTAATAAATAGTATTATTACTTCATATAATAAAAAGAAAACCCACCGCTGGGGTAGGTTGTCCTACAACAATAATCTTATTTTTTGTATTCAGTAATACTGATAGGTTTGTCTTTCATAAACTCTACAATACCTTCACCAGCTTTGAAGTGAATTGAAACACCATCATTATTGGCTAAACGCATACCACTTCCTGAAATAGCTCGCTTAAGGTGATAAACCTTGCCAGAATTATCTGTCATTTCTGCAGTTTCAAAATTATCCGAAGATTTCAATTCAACTGTAAGATCCATTGGACCAGTAAAGTTAATTACCTGAGTTTCAGTTGGAGTATTGCTCACAACTTTTTCTTGTACCACTTCGTTTTTTGGATTTGAAGTACAGCCAGTAATTGCTAATCCTAACAATGCTGCACCTAACAAATATTTCATTGATACTTACCTTTCTATTTATGAATCATAGGTATCTTTATATTAATTGTTATAATGTAACATTTAAAGACAAGGTTACACTTACCTTACATAAAGAAAACCCGCGGATAGCGGGTTAGTGATGCTTTACTTAGTTATTACAGACCTGGTCATGAGAGGTCTTAAATCCAATATAAGGATTTAATATTTCAGAAGTAAGAAAGCTTTAGCACTGAATAGCATCTTTCTCTTTGTAGTGATCCAAAACTAAATCCATATCAGCCAAAAGCACAGCTTCAGAGTATTCACCTGGTGAGAGCTTCAACAAGTTAGGCATATAGTTCTTTTCATACTCACGCGGATAGTCTCTGCATAAGATCTTTACCCGCACATCTTGTGTGGTGAACTCTGAATCTAACTTTTCTATGTATTTACTAAGAATATTATCTGAGTTCTCAAGAGCTGTTGTGGTTGTGATTGGATCTATATCTTCAGTTGGTTGCTCTTGGCAGCCGGACAAAGTCAAAGATAAGAGTAGGGTGGTAAGTGTGATGTATTTCATAGTTATAGGTTTATTGTTATTGGAGTTTGAATTATAAGCAAGTTTAGATAAAAGAAAAACTATATAAAATAGAATAAAACCAAGAAAAATAAAGAGGTAGAACACATGTCATCATTTTTAATAATTACAGGATTTATATTATGTTTTGTGGGGATTATCTTCGGACCACATATCTTGCATAAAAAGGTCAAAATTATATGGATGCACAAGCTCCCGGCTTCTCATTTATGTTGCCAGGTGTATTTTTATTTTATTTTGGGTCTTATTTAAGATAAATCTACCTTTAAGTAGATTTATTTTTAGTATCTAAACAATAATAATTATTTAATTTTGGAATATCAATTGTTAAGCAAGTGTTATCTATGTGGATATAAAAATAGGTAATAAACATTATAGTAATAGATAAATAAATACTTCTTTTTACTAGCTTTATGTTGCTTTTTTGTTTTAAAAACCTAGTATTCATTACAGAAAAGTTTTTATTAATTTCTGCTTTATCTTTAAATAAAGGGTCTTTTATAAACTCTTTTTCTTGAGCATCAATTTCATGTTTAATATTATCAAGTGTATCGTTCTGATTTTCACACATAATATAAACTGCAATTGTGAAAAACAATGCTCCGAGTAGTATTATAGAGTTTGTAATAAATGAAAAGCTATCACCTGTTTTCAAGTTGCTAGCAACCACAATTAAGGATGCAGGAATAGCAATAATTTGCATTTGTATGTCGGAAAATGATTTATTTATACGTGTAATAGACTCAGTACGAAATTTCTCAACCTCCTTTTTTATTTTTTCAAAAGTAAACTGAGAAATATATACATCATAATTATTTTTAACTACATCATATATAGAGTCAAAGTCTATACAAATCTGATTAAAAGATATTTCTTTATCCATATAATATGAATTTAAACTATCGGTTATAATATTTTTAATAGCTTCTTTGTGAATGTTTGAATTAATGTAATTTATCTCAAATGCATACAAGTTTTTTAGATTAGTGGTAGGATTTTCAGTCAAGTTATTTATAACAGAAAGTTTTTTAGAGCCTAGGTAGTAAATGGTTTCTTCGTTTTTTGCATTTTTATTAGAATGATCTGCCTGAGTTTTAAGTAAATTATATAGGGATACACTTTTTAAATAGTTTTTTATAATTAATGACGAAATTGAATCTTCGATTTTATGTATATCTGTTGGGTTATAAGTATAATCAATATCTTCAAAATAAATTATTTCATTTGGTACTTCTATCCGTAAATCAGGATATGACTCTAGCATTTCTTTTAAAGAAAAGTTATAAAAAGGAGGTAAGCAGATATCTATCTGCCCATCTTCCTCATCATAATTTGGATAAAATCGATCTGTCTCACCTATATGATCTTTAAGGTCGGTTAGTATCAATCGGGCGCGCGCGCTATCAGACCGCGCAATGCGGCCTGAATATGTTCGACGGTTTGACAGTTGCTTATCTTGCGTCAATTTAATGAGGTCAAGAAGTAGATCAATACCTGCCTTCGAAATAGAATTATTCATCTGAATTTTGTAAAGGTATTTGCATAGTTCTCGGTTTGTAACCATCCATTTCCTTAATAATATGCACTGGAATAGACTTGATCAAAAGCCCATGCTCACTTAGAACTACTTTATCATTAATATCATCATACGAAAAGCTAACTCGAATATCCCCTAATGAAAATGATAATTTTTGCAGTATTTTGAACGATCGTTGACTAGGCTTAAATGAAGAATCAATTGTAATATCATTTTCTTTGATATAATTTGTAAAATCCTCAGGGGTGTCAGAATTTACTTTTCTAGCAATTGTTTCTAGATCTACTTCTAAATCTAACTTGTTTTGTGTATCGAAATAACTATATAAGCTAGATCTAACACTATCACGTAGTACAGGCTCATACCCTTTGTCATCCATATACTTTGTTATAGTGCTAATAACCTCTTTAGTGTTTTTATTGCTACTGTGATAACCCAAACACCCTAATGCATTTCTAAAATACTCAGTTACATCATTATCTTTCTGTTTACTTCCCTTCATAAAGGAAAGACAATTTTTTTTCTCCTCTTCAGTTAAACTTATATTATTTTTCCAATCTTCAATATTGATTCGAGCCGATTCATGTAATTTTTTTATATTTAAATATTTTCTTTTTTCTAATGCGAGGGCTTCGGTTAATCCGTAGCCTTCATCATTTTTAAGCATCGCGACTAGCATCCACTCTTTACCTGAATGGGTGTAATTCAAAACCAGTACAAATCCACCAGTGCCAAAAATACTAGTGGCTAATTCATCTTTAATTAAATCACAAACTGATTTTGAAAAATCTATGAAATCACTATCTGATGGAGAATAAAAACTTTCTAATTTATTATGGAATTTATGCTCTTCATCAATATACCCCCAAATTGGATTTTGTTGGCGATAAGAGTCAATTATTTCTTCGCAAAATTTTAAAACAACTGGGTCTTCGGATGATAGTAAAGTTGTTGCGAATTCTACTTTTACAGTATCAGATCCACGCTTTTCAGATTTTTTTTCTAACTGATGGAAAATTACATTTGATATTTCCATAATACCCCCTAATTTTTAAAAATACTTTAATTAAACATCTCAATAAATCCCAAGCCGCATGATGCGGCTTTTTTATTTATCCAGCCAACAAAAATTGATTTAGGGTTTATAGCGCAGAATACTTTTCTAAAAACTCATCTATCCATCCTTGTGCCACTTCAAGATTGGTTATGTCCGCCAACTTTAGATTGGTTTCTTCTGCTTCGTTAAAGCCCTCAATAATAGCTTCAAAGATATTTGCCTCACTAATGACCTCACGTGCTATTTCAGCAGCGTCATAGCTTTGTTTGGCTTTTTTAAGCGAGGCTATTTGCTTATCAATCCCTTCACCGATTTTACCTAATGCCAATTTAAATTCTTGACGATTAATTGTTAGCGCAGTTTTGGATTTATTAAGTGTTGCGATCATTATGCTTTCCTTCTTTTTTGGGGGCTACCATATTCAACATCTTGATAAAACCTAAGCCACATATAGTGGCTTTTATTTTTTTAAGGTTTAACTAAAGCAGATTCCAGGCGACCAATAAAATCAATTTCATTAAGCTGCTCATTAGTAATAAATTCATCTGGATAGCGAATCTTGTCAGGATTATCACTTGCAAGCCTTACTGTTGTGCCGCCTGCATAGCTTATAAAAATCCTTTTCATTCTTAGCTCGTAGTTATGCTTAAAAACATATACTGATCCACTCTTAAGCATGCTTGGATCTTTATCAGCCACATCAATAAAAAGAGGACTATCCGGCGCTACTGTTGGCCACATGCTGTATTCATCGGAATAAATCACACGTAGATTCTCCGGCTTAGCTTGTATACCTAAAATCCTTAGTAGCGATGGGTCAATGTCTAAATATTCACTTGGATCTTCTAAAAAATTCTCTATCCCACTTCCACAAGAAGCCTTTACATCCCTGTACACCGGTATTCTCACATTATTTCTTTTGCTTCCTTCGGCACCACGAAATTCAATGGGCGCAATTTGGATTCCGCTTTTATTTGAAATATCACTTAAAGGCATGGTGATGGCATTTGCCTGATCCAAAAAACCCTTAGGCTTACCAAAAGCCTCTTCTATTTTGGTTGCAGTCTCATCGCCAATATTTTTAGTCGGGTTTTTCCCGATGTATTGGCTAACCAAATTATAAGAAAGCCCCACCTTTTCAGCAAAATCAGTACGACTCAACCCAGACTCCTTCATTAAGTCTCGAGCATTCTTAAGCCGTATTTCATGAATTTGCATCAAACCAGACATGCCAAACCCCATTATTTAATCCATTGCTAAATTTACCTGTTAGGTAGAAAAAATAAATACCCTGACAGGTTGAATAAGTTTTACCTAAAAGGTATATTTAATATTAATTTACCTATCAGGTGTATTTTCATGCGAAACCTATATGATTACTGGAAATCCTTAAGCGAGGATGAGAAGCATATTTTTTGTTCTCGTGTAGGGGTGTCTTACGGCTATATGGAATCACATTTGATTCATGGTCGTAAAAAACCCCGCATGGAAACTATCCAAGCAATTGTTGATGCTAGCAATAACAAGCTATCCCACAAAAATCTTTTTGACTTCTTCCTAAAGAAGACCCCAATAGCTGCTTAAACCAATTATCAATCAGTAATCGTTTTAAAGAAACGTGAACAAAAACAGGGATTCACATGATTCTAAAGAAAGAAACAAGAATAGCGATTCATCAGATGATTAATCAGTCTGAAGGATTTGATCCAAAGGATATTGCTCAAGTCACTGGTGATGCTCACAAGACGATTTGCAACTATGGCAATCCAAATATGGAGAACCATGATCCAAGTCTTAAGAAGTTTGAAGCAATCATGCTTTTGACCCAAAACCCGGTAGTTCTGAAAGTTTGGGCTCATATGCTTGGTTTTGTTCTTATGCCGGCAGGTGGAGAAGGTACACATCGTCAGATGACTATCGTAGAGGCATTGCTTCAAATGAATTCTGAAACTGGAAAAGCCAATCAAAAGGTTTATGAGGTTTTGGAAGATGGCATGGTGACTCCGCAAGAGTATGCAGAAGCGAGCGAAATTCTTAATCGCATTATTGAAAACGCTAAAGCGGCGGATATGGCTTTAAGCAAGCAAATGCATAAATTCACACAAAAAGAAAAAGCCTGATTTCTGAGATCAGGCTTTATCAATTCAAAACTTTAGAGGGCATTGAATATGAAATCAAATCTAGCACATGAACCACCAATACCTCAAGGGCAAGTAGTTCATTTTCCAAAAAATGAGCGCAAAGCTATGTCGAATAAAGAAGAGCGCTACACCAAGATGCCAAATGGTTTAATTGACGGTCAGATCATGGCTCAACTGAACGATAAGGCATTTAAGTGTTTAATGTTTGTCATGCGCCAAACCATTGGGTTTGACCGCGCATCCCACCCAATTGCCATCACTCAATTTCAAAAGTATTGCGGGATTAAAAAACGCGACACGGTTATGTCATGTATTCGCGATCTGGAAGAGCTTGGCTTGATCAAAGTCGAGAGAACAACAGGCTGTTTGAATGAATATTTATTTACTCCTGACCAGTACCGCGAAAAGGGACTAGTACCAAATGAGGGTAGTACCCTCAAAGGTGATGGGACTAGTACCACCAAACGGGACTGGACCAGTACCGCGAAAGGTGACGGGACCAGTACCGTTGAACGGGGCACTATTAAAGAAACACTTAAAGAAACATTTAAAGAAAACTTTAAAGAGAGAAACGCACAGGAAAATTCTGTTGACCAAGTGCTGAATCTCTGGACACCAGATTTGCATTCCCTGAACTCATGGTTACAACGAGCAGGCGAAATGCCAATGACTCAAGACCTGATCAACCAGATCTTACTTGAAGTGAACGCTCACTACGAACCACGTTTGAAAGCTGGATTGATTACAGACACCCAGATGTATTCAAACTTTGTGAAGTGGGTCAAACGCAAATTCACGCCAAAACAAAACTCACGTTCTGAAAAACCAAGTCAAGAAAACCGAAACGTAAATCAAGCTTGGGGTGAAGTTCAGCACTACGCACCCGCAACCGATGACATCGACCTGGGGGATTTGGTATGAACGCAGCAGCTCTACTTAGTTCAAAAATTCAGATCAGCTCTGAATACTGTGACCGTCACCAGATGCAGAAAGTTCAACTGGGTAATCAGTCAATTTGCAAACAGTGTGCATCTGAGATCTTAAATCAAGCCCATCAGGATCATGCAGCCTCTGTCAATCAGATGGTTCGTGAAAAGCATTTTGAAGGCGCGAAGTTACCAGGTCGTCATGCGAACAGTGGTTTCAAGGAATACACCACATCAAATGATGGTCAGAAGCATGCCAAAGCTCAGTGTGTGAAATTCACTAAAGACTTTCTGGAAGGCATCACTCGCAACCTGATTATGGTGGGCCGAACAGGTACTGGGAAAACCCATTTGGCATGCTCAGTCGCTCGCAACGTTCTGGAGGCGCGTAAATATGCTCGCTACGTCACTTCTGAAGATATGGCTAATGAGATTGCCAACGCTTGGAAAAAAGCCGATGACAACGAAGCCAACGCAATCTGGCGCTATACCGATTATGACCTTCTGATTCTGGATGAATATGGATTGCATGATCGCCATGAAAACCGCCTGCAACTGGTTCACAAGGTTTTATATGCGCGTTATGACGCAGGTAAGCCGACCATGCTGATTTCAAATATGACCAAGGATGATTTGGCGACTGATTTGGGTGATCGACTATGGTCCCGGTTCCAGCATGACGGATTGGCTGTGGTTGAGTGCAATTGGATGGATCGGCGTGTAGGGGGTGGGGTGTGAATACAACAATTGAAGAATTTTTGAAAAATGGTGGCGAGATTAAGCAAATTGATTCTGATGATCAGTCAAAAATCCATAGGAAAGTTAGCTTTGAAGATCAGATAAGTTTGATGCTTTTTGCTTGTTATGCCACTACGCCATTTTCAGTGAAGGACGTGCAAGAAGCTGTTTTTGATTTCCATAGAACCACTATTTACAGCCTGCTTCAGGAGCATGTCAAAGGTGGTTATTTGGAGCGTGTATCAGAGAGTCATTATCGCGCAACTGCATATGCCAAAGACATTATGAATGTAAAGGGTGAAATTGCCGTATGAAGGATCTAAACAAAGCGCTGATGTTTATTTTTATGGCTATTGGCGCCGTTGTATTGAGGGTTTGGGGTGAATGACCAGCTACTCAATTGCTGAATATAAAAAAATGATTAAAGCCACCAAACCTAAAGGGCGTTCCAAGCGCCCTAAGGTCAAAGGCGAAAAAATACCAAATGAGTTTGAAGCGAAACTGGCCAGAGAACTCAAAACTTTAAAAATTGAGTTTGAGCAGGAATTTGAGTTTCACCCAAAGCGGAAATGGAGAGCTGATTTCCACCTGGTAGGAAAAAAGATACTGGTAGAAGTTGAAGGTGCGATCTGGAGTGGAGGAAGGCATACCAGAGGCAAGGGGTATATCGGGGACATGGAAAAATATAACGCCGCAACAATGATGGGTTTTCAAGTAATACGGTTTAGTACAGATCAAGTGAAGTCAGGTCACGCGATCCAGCAAATAGAGAAGATGGTAGGGCTATGAAGGTCAAAATTTGGGATAAAGAAATCAAAGGAAAGTTGTATGCCGTTGGTGATATTCATGGCTGCTACAACTTGCTCATGAACCGCCTTAAAGAAATCGTCTTCGACTTTGAAAATGATTTACTGGTGGCGGTTGGTGATCTGGTGGATCGAGGTACTCAGAACGAAGAATGCGTAAGTCTAATTGATGAGCCTTGGTTTACATCCGTAAAGGGTAATCATGAAGATTTGGTCATCATGGGTGATGTTAATCGCTCCTATTCTAATTGCCATATTCAAAATGGTGGTGAGTGGTTTTACGAGCTTGATTATCAAGTTCAGCGCGAAATCATTAAAAAATTAAAAACTCTACCGGTTGCTTTAGAGATTAATCACAAAGGTAGAAAATTTGGCTTTGTTCATGGCCATATCGAACAGAACAATTGGGATGAGTTTAAAAGCATTCTAAATAATTTTGATCAAGCTCAGCACATTATCAAAAAGGAACGCTTCCCTACTGAATTAGCAATGTGGGGTCGTGATCGACTGGATGAAGAAAACCAACAATACACCCATGTTTCAGGAGTTGATGCGGTAATCATGGGACATACGGTTACTCAGAAGCCATGCAAGCGCGATAACTGCTACTGGATTGATACTGGTGCAGTTCATTGGGGAACAATGACAATTTTAGATTTAAGCAAGATTTAAGAGGGAATAGGGATGAATGCGATGGTTAAGGTTCAAAATATTATGCAGGCGGTTGATTGGGGTAAATACTCACTAGAGGAATGGCTTTATCAATTTGGGGCTTGGATGAATAGCGTGGCTGGGACATGTGGCAAAAGCATTAACCCTATTGCTGTTGCTATGGATGAAGCGATTGTAAAGCAGCGCAAGTTTAAGTTGGGCGTGAGAAAGACCCGTCAAGTTATTGCTGATTCTATGTTGGTTGAGGATAAGCCAAGGCTGACACGCACAAACATTGTATGCCAGATTGATGATAATGAGGCGCGAGCAGTGCAGCGTTTAATTCTGGATATGCAGGGTCAAAGTGAAATTATGAATGAATGGATGGATGCGATTATCTGCCGTTATTTTTATGGGAATTCGTGGTCGCAGATGGTTACACCAGAGCGATCTAGGTATGGGGCAGAGCAAGATGTAAAGTGTGGATTGGCTGCACTGCATTGCCGATATAAATTTATTGAATATAAGTGATTAGAACTTCTTGACCTTCCGGAAAGCATTTGTTAAATTCATGGTATAGTGGCGCGAAGTGTAAGTAAGTCGCACTACTGATAGAAGGCTCATCGAAAGGTGGGCTTTTTTGACATTATTTATTCATAAAATTAAGTGATAATGCCTTTTTGTTTTTGAGCTCTAATTGAAATGGCGATTTTAACTGTTAAAAAACTAGAAGATACTCTCAGTAAATTAGTGGCTGAAGGCGAAAAGCCTGAAAAGATTTTATTAGGCTATAAAGCGTATGGCGAGCTAATGAATGATCGTAGCTTTTTTGAGGAAGTGGCTGGCTCGGCAATGGATCCAAACAAACGAAAATATAAAAATATTAAAATTAAGGTCACTCAAGACGAATACCAGTTTAACGTGAAATGTCAAAAATAGGCTTAAGCATCAAGGAAAGCTCGCCAAATGGTGGGCTTTTTTAATGCTTAGAATTTATTACCTGAAAAGAAAATTAACTTAAGTTCAACATTTGGAAACAGTTTCTTAATATTCTCTATACTTTCTGATCAGGGTCTTGGTGTTATATTTTCTTTGCGATAAGAAGAAGACGTAATACGAAGAAAATGACTGCAGCACGGGCCCGCTTATTTGGCAAAGGTAAGCGGGTTTTTTATTGCCTGTAAAAAAAAGACAACCTATTCCTGCTGGAGTGCCGACCAGTGGAACATGCCTTCGAGTAAACTTCCTTCGGGAGTCTAGACTAGGGAGTGGCGTCCCGACCTAAAGAGGATTGAAAGCAAGTAAAGCAGACCGTGCATGTTAGGTGTGTGTGATTGTGAGTAGCGTCTGGCCCCGCGAAGAGGGCTGTCTTACCAAGATTTTAATAAGCCTTGTATATAATATTATTATGTATATAATGCGGGCCAGATTCTATGGCTGTAGTTTCTACTAAGTTTCTGCCTCCTTTCCCTATAAAGGAGGTATTTTTTTGTCTGGAGAAAAAGTATGCTCCAATTTATATTCTGCTTATTTGGCCTGCATGGTGTGACTGAGATTAGTGGCAACAAGAAAGAATGTCGGGATTGTTTGAAGGAAGTGGAATAATACAAAATCAAAAATATAAGCCTGCTCATTAATTTGATCGGGCTTTTTTAATGCCTGAAATTCCATAAACCTGACTCATTGGTGATCTTATGAAATAACGTCAGCCATTAGGCAATTCGGATTTGTGACGCTGTACATTCATTTGTTCAGCTAAAAGCACAAACGGTGGGATGCTGAAACCAGCCGTATAAATTGGTTTGAATCCAGTGCGATTTCGTCACGTACTGAGTGGGCCTAAGAGAAATACTAGATCTGGGATGACAACCCGACCCATACAGGACGAAAGTTAAGAAGTCAGATTGATAGCCCATTTCGAGATGATGGATTAATGAGTAGCGTTTGGCCCTGCGAAAAGGGCTTATTTAATGCCCTGAGAAATATTAGTGTAATCACACCAAGTTAAAATGCTTGATCATTGCTTGATTAACCAGGAAGGAATCTTGCTTAGTTCGACAAAATTACTGACATTATTTTGGAAATAAATATCATAAATTTATGTTTTATAAGTGAAAATAACTGACATTTCTTGCGACATGATTGCTTGATTGTCCAGGAGTAAAATCATGCTTAGATTACTGATGTGCTTATTCGGCCTGCATGGTGCGACTGAGATCGATTACACGATTGATGATGAAGAAATCAAGGTGTGTCGGGATTGTTTGAAAGAAGTTGAATAACAATCACTCAAGCAAAGAGCTGTTTCATAAAGCTGTAATATTTAAGCAATATAGTTGCTCTGCAAAAGAAGAAAGACGTTGTGACGCAAGTCAAGCCCGTTTAATTGGAGAGAGTTAAACGGGTTTTTTATTGAAATATATTGCTATTTTCCTTTTGTCTAACATATTACGACTCAAACCCCGTCATTAATTTGTCGGGGTTTTTCTTTTCTTATTTGGTGGTCCTATGACAGACAAAGTACAAGCGAAAAAAGACTTAGAATTTTGTAGTGCTGAGCTGTCTAAGTATCAGAATCTCAGTCGGGCCGGATTAACGCGAAATGAGCTGCTGGCAATTGACGGCATCATGATTAAGCTGAAAGAGCGGATTAAGAATTTACGTGTGGCTTTGTATGGATGAGAAGTCCTATAAACTTTTTACTCAAAAAATCCCGCCAAAAAAGAAATCACGTACAAGACTATTACCAAAAGCATCTGACAAGTATTTAGAAGCATTCGATCGATTAAAAGAAATCTTGGATCGGATGGAAATCAAATACGAAGAATATTTTCACTTTAAAAGTACGAAGCACTGGCGTTTTGATTTACACCTGGTTGGCTATCTCACATTAATTGAAATTGCTGGTGGGCCTTGGTCTGGTGGTCGAAAAGGTAAATTAGCCACAAAAGCCTGGAGTATAGATCGCTATGACCATGCTGAAGAAATGGGTTACCGCTATCAGCGTTTTGAAGTCAATGATATCAACATGGGCCGTGCAACTACCTGGCTTAGAAATTTAAAGGCATCTTATGGAACAGTTCAGACCATTCCCGCCGACGGAGCTGATTGATCAGGCTGAGGAAGAGGAAGCTATTCGCTTGGCACCTGCGCCAGAGCTTAAAGAATGGGTCATGAATAACTGGCTTACTTTAGGTGGTGAATTACATAACCCGGATCATGATCATATTGCTGAATTACTGCATGACAATGAAGAGTTCCTTGCATTCGCCTGGGCCTCATCTGCCGTCGTAGCGAAAAAACGTATGGTGCTGGGTCAATGTGAAAAGGTCATGTTTAACCAGGGTGGTTGGAAGAAAGCACGTCAGGAACAACAGATGCGTGACTGGTTTGGTTTTGTTCCTCAATACTTAATCACTGTGGATGCAGCATATTGTGAGCAAACTTCAGATCGTGAGTTTTGTCGTCTGATTGAACATGAGCTTTATCACATCGGTGTTGAACGTGATGCAGATGGCGAGATCATTTATAGCGACCATACTGGTTTGCCTAAGCATTACCTGGCTGGCCATGATGTTGAAGTGTTCTTTGGTGAAGTTAAGCGTTGGGGTGCAGATGAGTCAGTAAAAAGACTTTTGGAAATCTCCAAAAATGCGCCGTTTGTATCTGAAAAAAGTATGGCTGCGTGTTGTGGGAACTGTGTCATCGGTTAATTTTTTTGCCCACTTTCCTTGATGTACCTTGATGGATGGTGATTTATGGCAAGACTTAAAAAACACGAAAAAGTATTTATAGTTCGAGCACTTGCCCAGTTTATGACCCCCACTCAAGTAGTAGAAGACATCAAGGTAAAATTAGGAGTTGATGTTTCCCCACAACAAGTGGAGACATATGATCCTACCAAAGTTGCAGGTGCTGACTTATCACAGGAATTTGTAGATCTATTTAATGAAGCACGTAAGCAATACATTGCCCAGCCGATCTATAACATTGAAGGTGCTAACGATATTGTGCAGCTTCAGATACTGAGTGATTTGCTGGTTTCAAAAAAAGGTAACGTGGTGATGGCAATCAAACTGATTGATCAGATGCAGAAGATTGTCAAAGGCCACTATGAAAAGAAAATAGAGATTACCGGTAAAGACGGTGGACCTATTCAGCAAGAAACTAAATCAACGCATCAATTCACACCAGATGAGCTTAACGGACTATCCGCGCAAGAGCTTTCGCGTTTAGCAATTAATGGCAAGTTATGACTTACGCAATCGAAGATATAGCGCCACTAATTAAAGAGTGGACGATCAATACGCGTCTGCCTGAAATCATTGAAGAAATGAAACGGCGTTATTACTACCGGATGCTGATAGAGCAGAATGAACTAAGTCGAGAGGCTGAAATCTACAGATGTAAGAGTAATCCGGCTCATTGGTTTAATCACTGGGTATGGACTTACGATCCACGGGGCATGCCTTTCGGGTTACCGGCCAATATTCCTTTTGTTTTGCGTCCGGGTCAGGTTGAACTCGTTGATTGGCTGATTGAACGTGAAAGTACCCAGACCCATGGCTTAATTGAAAAAAGTCGTGATGAAGGGATGAGCTATGTAGTCCTGGGCTTTTATTTGCATCGGTGGTTATTCGTTGAAGGTTTTGCTGGTGGCGTCGGTAGCCGTAAAGAAGATCTGGTTGATAAGAAAGGCGATCCAAAAACGTTACTGCACAAATTCAGGGATATGTTTTCCAAGTTGCCGGACTGGATGAAGCCTAAAGGCTTTGTTGAGAAAGTGCATGATAACTACATGCGAATCATTAACCCGGACAACGGCGCAACGGTTACGGGTGAGGCTGGTGACAATATTGGCCGTGGTGGTCGTACCACAATGTACTTTCTAGATGAATGGGCATTCGTAGAGCGGCAAGAAGCTGTTGATGCTGCCATTTCTCAAAACACCAACGTGCATATCAAAGGATCTACCCCAAACGGTATTGGAGACAAGTTTCACCAGGATCGTTTTAGTGGACGTTACGCCGTATTCACCATGGCATGGCGTGATAACCCAGATAAGAATTGGCAGGTCGAATTTAATGGCAAAGTAATTTATCCCTGGTATGAAAAACAATTGGCCACACTTGACGATATTGTTTTAGCTCAAGAGGTTGATATTGATTATGCCGCATCGGTGGAAGGTGTATTAATTCCATCAGCATGGGTGCAAGCTGCAGTCGATGCTCATCTTAATTTGAATATCCAGCCGTCAGGCGAACGTATGGGTGCACTTGATGTAGCGGATGAGGGTAAGGATAAAAACTCTTTTGCTGCACGTCATGGCATCGTACTGCAGTATTTGGATACCTGGTCTGGTGTTGGTGATGACATTTTTGGCACGACTCAGAAAGCTATTGATGCTTGTCTTGATCTACGTTTGAACTCGTTTTATTACGATGCCGATGGTCTTGGTGCTGGTGTACGTGGTGATGCCCGAGTCATTAATGAGCAAAACAGATCCAAAGGTATTCCGGAGATTGAAGCAAATCCATTCCGTGGCTCAGGTGCAGTTCATAACCCAGAGCAGGAAATGGTTGAGGCGCGTAAAAACGTAGACTTCTTTGCCAATCTTAAAGCTCAGATGTGGTGGTCACTGCGCATAAGATTTCAGAATACTTATCGAGCCTTACAAGGTATGCAATATGACCCAGACAATCTTATTTCGCTCTCTACCAAAGACATAAACAAGCAGGAGCTTGAACAGCTCAAGCGAGAGTTATCACAACCCACTTATACAAAAAATGGTGCAGGCAAAATCCTAGTCAATAAGCAGCCTGATGGTGCCTTATCTCCAAACCGAGCAGACGGCGTCATGATTTGCTTTAGTGATATCCGAGAGCGAAAACGGAAAAAACCTGCAGGTGCAGGTAGTCGAACCTATTAAAAGGAAAACATATGGCAAAGTCTAAAAAGGACAAAGCGTCAAAAAAGGCTTTGTCTTACGGCAATTTATACACTCAAGAAGCAGTCACTCAGTTTTTGGTGAATTTTGGCAAGCAACCAGATACGGATGAAGTGTTGCGCAAAGCGGGTATTACTCGTCATAGATTACGTGTATTGCTAGATGATGATGAGATTGCACAAGTAGTTGAAACACGGATTGATGCACTTTTAGCAACACCGTTGCGAATTGAACCAAATGATACGGATGAAGCGGAAAAGCTGAATCTCATCCTGAAAGAATGGTTCCATGAAATTGCGACTGCTGCCATGAGTGCACTGTTCTTCGGGTACTCGGTTCAGGAAGCTGTATATGAGTTGAAGCCGGAAGGTTATATTGGTTTGCAATGGATTGGTGAAAAACCGATGCAATGGTTTGAGCCTAAGAATGATGGTCGGCTAATCTATCGTCAGGATGGAAACAATGCAGAGCATGAGTTAGATCAAGCATTCAAATTCTTCTTAACACGCCGTAAAGCCACATACGAACAGCCATATGGTAAAGCGCTATTAGCCACGCTGTATTGGTTATTCTTCTTTAAGCAGAATGGCTTCAAATTCTGGGCGAAATTCCTCGAACGTTTTGGAACACCAATCTTACTGGGTAAGTGCAAAGATACTGAAACTGATGATATGAGCAAAGCCTTGTTAACTGCTCATGCTCAAAGCGTATTGTCGATTGATGCAGATGATGATGTTCAGATTCTTTCCGCACCAGGAACAAACGGTTCAGCAGGGGCAGCGTTTGAGGCATTTAATAATCAGCTGATTCGTCAGATCCAGAAAGTTGTACTAGGGCAGACACTTACCAGCGGGACTGATGGGAAGGGAAGCTACAGTCTTGGTCAAGTACATGAAAATGTACGAATGGATAAGCTTAAATCTGATATTAGGCTTGTCACACCAACTTTACAGGCTGTGGTCAATGCTCTATGCGCTTTAAACGGTTGGGGGGATTATGAAGTGATGCTTGGTGAGAAACCAAAACCACTGAATAAGGACCAAGCAGAGCGTGATGTCCATTTAAAGAATGCGGGTGCAAATCTGTCTAAAGAATATTTTGTTCGCGAGTATGGTCTACAGGAAGGGGATTTGAATGAGCAGGTTCCTACCAGCTTCAATCAATTCACAGCATTACCGCGCCAGGCATTCAACTTCAAGGCAACAGCAAGCAAACTTTCACCTGAGCAGCAGGAAGTTGAAGAGCTGACTGATGGCCAGAATGAATTGCAGCTACTTAAGCCGGACCAGGTCAAAGAATTGATATTCAAATCTGATAGTCCTGAAGCTCTGGCTTATCACCTGATGCAATTAATACCTGGTGCAACTCAGACGCAGTTCACGGCCAATCTGGATCAGGCTTTATATGCTGCAGATGTGTTGGGGTATGTGACAGCTCAAAATGGGAAGTAAGCTATGCAACCAGTCACATTCCTTGAGGCACTTCAGTACGCTCATAGCAAAAAGATCGTGCTGCCTGATGAGTTCTATTCAATGGATCTTAAGACCCGGCAGATGGCAACCACGGTTAGCTTTCTATCGAGTCTTGAGCAGATTGAAACTGTCATTAAGGCGGTGAATAAATCGATTGCCGACGGCGGCACCTTCAAGGACTTCCAGAAGCTGATTGAAGAATCTGAAATCATTCTGCCAAAGCACTACCTGGACAATGTATTTCGTACCAATATCCAGAGTGCTTACGGTCATGGCCGGTGGCAACAGCAGCAACGGAATAAAGCTAAACGACAATACCTGATGTATTCGGCTATCAATGATAGTCGAGTACGTCCTGCTCATTTAGCTTTGAATCGTATCGTATTGCCGATTGATCATCCATTCTGGCTGACACATTATCCACCTTTAGGTTTTCGTTGCAGATGTACCGTGATTGCCTTAACCGAGAAGCAGGCACTGAAATACGGCATTACACCAGATGATCAGTTGCCTGAGATAGCTGAAGCCTTAGATTGGAGTTCTCATCCATTGCAGTTTGGTGAGCTTGAATCACTGGTGGATAAAAAGATTAGTGCTTCGAGTTTAGATAAGGAATATCTCCTCGAGCAGAAAGAGGTCATCAGGGCAGAATGGACGGCGAGTAAAAAGCTCACCAGTCTATTTGCTCCGATGGATGATAAGACTCGGGACCTGTTTGATACGGTAGCCAATACGGTAATTCCACTTGATCCAAACATTCGTCCAAGTGCGATTCGTACTTTTCTGGATTATGTGCAGGGCAATGATGCTCCACTGACCAGTTATTTAAACTCTGCTACAAGCTCTCTGGCTGACGATGTGCTTAAGCGCTGGCTTAGTACCGATATGGCAGTAATTCAGGCTGTGGCAAGTAATACGGCTTCAACCGTGCTAGGGGCTGCAACTCTTAATCAAGTAGCAGCTTATCAGGTAGGGCAGACAATCCAGTTTAATGCGCCGTTGCTGATGGTTGATACAGCTTCAGATATCGTGATTAAGATTGAGAATGCTAAAGGGTTGGGTATCGATCTGGATATGTTGAATGCTGGTAACGGCGTTCTCATGCCGATGGGGCTATCTTTTGAAGTTATTTCGATTGAAGCGGTTGAAGGGCAGATGGTTTATACACTCAAGCCTTTGTTGAATTAGTTTTTAAAATGAATATGACCGCCTTCTGGGCGGTTTTTTATGGAGCATGAAAAATGCCAAAAGAAGAGGAACATAAGCCGAATCAGTATTGCTTCCAGGTCGGTAACTTAAATGTCGATCAAGCTGAAGATGGCAAGAAGAAGCGGACTTTCTCCGGTGTTGCATACAGTGGTGAAGTTATTACCGATCATTGGTATTGGGATCGAATCATCTTTGATCTTGATTCTATGCAAATTAAAGGCCGAATCCCTGCGTTACTGGATCACTCAACCCGGCAACGTGCTGGAGCCATCAATAGCCACAGCATTGATCACCAGAACGGCCTAACAGTTTCAGGCGATCTAATGAGTAATGAATTTGGTACTCAGGTTGCTCAGGACTCTGACGATGGCTTTCCATGGCAGATGTCAGTGCGAATTGAACCCTCTGCAGTCGAAGAAATCCAAGCGGGTGCATCAGTCACTGTAAATGGAAGAGTGCATCAAGGGCCTATCACGGTTTTCCGTGGTGGTCGTATTCGTGAGGTGTCTTTCTGTGCTTTGGGTGCGGATGACAATACAAACGCAGTGGCAGCAAGTCACTCTCCAAAACAATTTAATCAACCAGAGGACACCGACGTGACCGAATTAGAAAAAGCACAACAGGCCAAAGAGCAGGCAGAGCGTGAACGTGATAATGCCCTAGCTGAACTTAAGCAATTCAAAGCGCAAAAGCGTGCTGATGATATTGCTGCTTTAGAAACTGAGCTGAAGACACAGTTTAGTGCTGAAGATAAAACGGCTTATACCAATATGGATGATTCAGTTTTTGCTTTTACTGCAAAGCAGCTTCGCCAATTTTCTGCAGGTAGCCAGCAGCCACCAGCTGGACAACAACAGCAAACGCAAACACCAAGTGTAAATCCGGCATTTGCTCACTTGTTTACTCATCAAGCCAATCCGGGGCAAGGTGGTCAAGCTCCACAAGGTTCGGCTTTAGATCAGGCATTCAATCAGTTTATGGCAGCGCAGCAACAAGGAGCTAAATCATGAGCCAAGTATTAACAGGCACTATTGAAAATAAACAGCTAGTGGTCGGTGATGGCGTACGTACAGAAAATGCCAAAGTAAAAACTGGTACAGCATATAAGCGCGGCGATTTACTTAACGTAGATGCCAATAATGTGGCTGATCATCCTGCAGTTACCACGGGTGTGGTGGGTGACTGGAATGCTATTGCTGTATCAGATTTCACAGCAGAGCAAGCTACTTACCATGCTGCAAATAATCTTGAAATGCCGCTCTATGTACAGGGTGCATTTGATATTGCAGTAGTAACAGTGAATGGAACGCCGCTGACCACCGCTCAATATGATGCTGTACGCGCACAAGCATTAAAAAACAAAATCGAACTTCGTAAAGTTGTGGGGAACTAAGACATGAGTCAAACTTTTACATTTCAAAATGCACCGGTTGAATTGCTGGATGTGCCACAACTTTTATTGTTAACAGATACCACTCAAAAAGTTGATACCTGGTTGATGGATCGCTTCTTTCCACAACGTGTTTCATACACTAAAAAAGAAGTACCAGTTGGTGAGTTAAATACAGCGACTCCACTTGCGCCGTTTGTTACCCCAACTGCAGCAGGTCGTCAAATTAAAGTGGGTGAATCTGGCAACGTGAAATTCGTTAAGCCGGCTTACCTGAAACCTATGATGACGGTCATGCCAAGTGAGGTGCAGAACACAGCGCTTATTGCACGTTTACGTCAATTTGGTGTAATTGCGACCGGTTCAAATCGTTTGTCTGATGCGGATCTATTGCTGATTGATCAGGCTCAAAAGGCTTTATATCTTCGCCAATCAATTGAAAACCGAAAGTTATTAATTGCACGTGATGTATTGCTCTACGGTAAAACCACTTTTGCTTCTGAAGACTTCCCGATGTACGAAGTGGATTATGAGCGTAATCCAGCGTGTAACTTTACACCGTTGATCAAATGGGGACAGGCTGGAGCTACACCAGTTAAAGATATTCAGACCATGATTGACCTGTCTATTGAGCACTCAGGTACATCACCTATCATGGCCTTGTCCACATCTAAGGTATACAACACCTTAATCAAGGATCCAGAGTTCAAAGAGAAATTCATTGCGCCGTATGCTGGTATCAGCATTCCGCTGACTCCAACTTTCGATCAAGCTGATAAGCCTCAATTCCGTGGCACAGTCGATAATATTGAAATTTGGACTTATGACGTAGGTCATAATATGGGTGGAACTTCTGAGCGCTTTATCCCTGAAGATTTCTTTGGCCTTGTTTCTGATGCGAATGGCTGGATTGCACATTGTGCATTGCAAAATGTTGAAGCATTTGGTCAGGCTCTGGAATTCTATTTGGGTCAATGGCAAGAAAAGAACCCTTCAAGCATTCAGATGCTTGCTGAATCCTCTCCACTCGCTGTTCCGAACAACAAAAACGGCTTAGTCGGCGGTCGTGGGTTTGTATAAGGAGAATCAAATGCCAAAGTACATTGCAAAACAATCGATCGGACACTTCCGTCCAGGTCAGGAAATAGAGGGGCTTGAAGCTAAACAACTTCAGGCCCTTTTAGCATCTGGGGCTATTGAAGAGTATCAAGAGCCGGAAGCGCCCAAGGCAGATAATACCGCTGCTCGTCTGGCTGAACTGGAAAAGGCCAATGCTGAGCTGACAACAGCAAATGCAGCCTTAACCGAGGCTAGTCAGACGGCGGCAGCTGATAAGGCGAAGGCAGATCATGAAATTGCTGAGCTAAAAGCTAAAGTGGCTGAGCTTGAAAGGGCTAAGCCAGCAGCTAAGCCTAAAGCGGACTCTAAAGCGGCTGACGAAGCCAAGTAGGTGATCTATGTACGCGACTGAAGCAGATTTGGTAGCTCGGTTTGGTATACATGAGATGGAAAATTTAGAAGTAATGCAATCAACTAGTGATGCAGTTGAAAGTGCATTACAGGATGCTGCAGAGGAAATTGATAGCTATATCGCTGTTAGATATGAGCTGCCCTTACCAAGTATTCCAAGCACATTAAAACGAGTAGCGTGCAACATTGCACGCTACCGTCTTTATTTTCAGCGACCCACGGAAGAAATTGAGAACCGCTATAAAGCAGAGATTGATTTTCTAAAGCGGGTAGCTGATGGTAAAGCTATTCTAAATATCCTTAATATTGAAAACCAAGTGACTGATGAAAAGCCAGTAAATAAACCATCAACAGCACCCATCGGCACAAGTTACACCGGTGGCGTATTTGGTGATGCCACTTTAGACATGATGCCTAGCATGAAGTGAGATGTTTATGGCTTTTGCAATAACCATTCGAGCTGATAGCTCACCTATTGAAGCAGTGCTTAACCAATTAGGTAACTTTGATTCACTGAAGAACCAGTTGTTTGATGAGATTGGTGCAGGGCTTGTGAATAGTATTCAGAATCGATTCTTAACAGGTACTGATGTTGATGGTAATCCATGGAAGATTTCATGGCGTGCACGTATGCAAGGCGGTGAAACACTGCGTGATACTGGCCGCCTAATGAATTCTTACACCCACAATGTTCTTTCAAGTGGTGTGGAGGTGGGTACAGATGTTGTGTACGCACCACATCTGCATTACGGCGCAACAATCTTACCTAAGAATGGCCAATACATTACTTTTGCAGTGGGTGGTCAATATCGAAAGGTTAAGAAATCCATTATTCCGCCTCGGACCCAACTTGGTCTTGATGCTGAAGATGAGGTTATGGTCTTAGATATTGTCGGGAGTTTTATAGATGAGCACCTTCTTCGCGGTGCGTGATGAGATTGCAGAAAAGCTGAAAGAAATTCCAGAATTTCTAAAGATCTATACACCGTTGAATTCAGTCAGCGTAACAGAGATGTCGCAAGTCACGCCGTCGGCACATGTCAATTTTGTTCGTATCGACAAGAAAGCCAGTGCAGGTCGTGGAAGTATTAACCAGATCGGTCAGCAATGGGCGGTCACTGTGGCATGCCGCAATGCTCAATCTCAGATGACTGATGGTCGGGCGGTAAGTGATGAAGCTGGTCTTTTAACTGAAAAAGTTATTCAACTTCTGTCAGGCTGGCAGCCTCAAGCATCACGTACAGCGCTGGAATTTATTTCAGTTCGAGATGGCTACAGTCCAGGCTTTGCATACATCACGATTATTTTTGAATCACAAAAATTCATTTAGGAGCCAGTCATGGCAAAACAATACAAGGCAACTCAGCCTGTCGGCCGCTTTCAAAAAGGTGATATGGTCGGCGGATTGGATGATGCTCAGATTAAAAAATTACTGGCAGATGGTGTGATTCAGGAACTTCCTGAAGCTAAAGCTGCTCCAGCCAAGAAAACCACAGGGGATGAAAAGTAATGGCTAAAGAATATATCTCGTTGCAGGGTAAATTCTATTTATCCAAGCTAACCAATGGTATTGCTGGCGCTATGCGTCATCTGGGCAACGTGCCCGATTTTGAACTTGAGATTGGTGCAGATGTTATTGAGCACCAGGAATCAACATCGGGCAATCGCACAACCGACTTCACGATGGTAAATACAACTTCTGTGAATTTCTCTGGAACACTTGAAGAAGTAGACAAAGACAATCTGGAGTACATCGTATCTGGTACCAACTCTGAAGTTGTAAGCAAAGCGATTGCTGATGAATCATTGGGTACTGTGGTTGCTGGTCAGGAAATCCAATTAAAGGGCTACAACTTATCAGAAGTGACCTTTAAGGACTCTACTAGCGGTACACCAAAGACACTTACGGATGATCAGTACACCGTAGATGCTAAGTTTGGCACTGTGATCTTCCATGATGTAGCAGACCTCACGATGCCGATCCTAGCCACCTACACAACAGGTGCTGTAACACATACCACTTTGGCAAATAACTTCAATGAAGAATATGAGTTGTTCTTCAAAGGGGTGAATACAGCAAATGGTAAGCATATGGCTGTTCGTTTGTGGCGTACCAAGAAGTCACCTGAAACCACTTTCCCATTAATTCATGAAGAATTGGGTCAGTATGAAATCTCTGGTCAGGCCTTATCTGATGTGGGTAAAGAAACAGACCCAACACTTGGCTTATATGGTCATATCGTAACGATTCCGGCAGCGACAGCACCGTAACCTTTCGCAGGCACAAAGAACTCCACGGCGCATTAGCGTCTTTTTTTGTGCCTGCCTTATAGTAATAAGTCTTAAAACATTTAAGATGAAACTTAATAAATAGTAAAAAATAAAGATTATGTAATCTTTTGTTATTCTAATTTTCATCTGATGGGGATATAAAAGATATTCACTTCACGTTAAGAATAAAACTGCTATGACTAAAATAGAAATATTTGTCTCCATCCTAGCCGTAATAATTATTTCTACTATTATTTATCTTGTATGTCAGTAAGTTAGTAAGCTAAGAACTGCCTTTGGGGCGGTTTTTTGATAAGTGGAAGTTTCACCTGGCTATATAAGCTGAATTTTAAAAAGACTTAAAATAGTTAAACATAACTTTACAAATCCACTCTCCCTAGATGTTAGATAAGATTGAAAATTAATGTAAAGTGTCGCCCTTAATACGTGGGGATATTATGAAAAATTTAAGCTTATTCTTTTTTATTATGATTTTAGCTGGGTGTGGACACGGGGAATCTAGTGGTCAGCATCTTGATTTAGAAACAATCAAAAAGGAACAGCTTGAATTTGCAAAAGAGGCTACAAAAGAATTCATTCCCAATCCTGATTCAGCTAAGTTCCGCAATCAAATAGGAGAGTGTGGAGAGGTAAGCTATAAAGAAGCAGACGGTACAGATATTGGTTTTCTACGTTTCATTGTGCTTGAGAAGAATATAGTGCTTGTAGAAAATCAGACGGATCAAAAACAGTTCGAACTATCGTGGAACAGTGCCTGTATACCAAGCTGGAATAAATAATTATTAAGCCCTCATTAGAGGGCTTTCTTTTATTCATCAGATGATTCGGGTGTATCAGCTTGTTTCTTTGCATACTCTAAAGCAACCTGTTGCGCTTCAGCTGCAGCAGTAGCCTCAATTGGAATCGAGTCAGCTGCGATAGCTATGGTACCAGTAAATCCCATTAAAGCTAAGATTAGAATTTTCGAATACTTTTTCATTTGAATTTCCTCTACGTTTCTAAGACTTAATTTCAGTGTAGAGAATGATTTAAATCGTGGATGTAGCAGCTATGTCGGGATATGTAAGATATTCAAGGCTAGAGTTAGAAGGATCTAGTTTTGCGTAAGAATGCTTTTCTGATGAAATTATTTTGTAGATTTGATTAACGAAATGTTAGTAATTTTCACAACATAGACGAGTACTAGACTAAATCTTTAATAGAAAGCACCTTAGGGTGCTTTTTTAATATCTAAAATTTTTCTCAGGATCCCGCAATGAATGATTTTTTCCTAGCAACAAATCGCAGTATCAAAGTTAATGATATTGAAGTTCGCCAGATCCAGATGAAAGACTTTGACATCTGGGCAATGCATGCCGAAGTATTGAAGAACTTCATCAAAGACCAAAATCATTCAGATGAGATTTTAAATACTTTATTCAAGGCTCACGGTGTGCAAGTCATTTCAACCATGGCATGCGTCACCGATCTGAACAATGAATCACTGGTAGAACTTGCCGCTGATGAGCAAGGGTTTAAAGATCTGCTTAAAGCGGTGCTTCTGGTCAATCAAGCTTACTTTAAATACGAAAAGCCAAAACGCGGCATCAAAAAGAAAGATGACTCCACCTGGTTCGACTCATTCCAGTTCCTAGTTTCCATGGGTCACCAGCATAGTGAAATCATGGAAATGACCTACGGCGCATTCCAGGGCTACGTTAAAGCAGCAAACAAGATTTATAAACAGGGAATTTTTAATAACGCCGTTGCCGCACGTGTCGCTCAATCAGACAAAAAAGGCTTTGAATCATTTAAGAAAGAAATGGTTTCTGATTGATCAAGTAACACCCTAAAGTTATGATGTGAAAATAACTATTTAGGGGGTTAGTGTGAAAAAATTATTATTAGCTTTATGTTTGGTGTCGGGGTTCACGTATGCAGAAAGGACAACTACCAGCATTCGCACTCCATCCGGTGATTTGGTAAGAATTGGGGATAGTCATCAGGCACTTAAAAGTAAACTTGAGCTTGGTAAGCCGAGATTCTACGTCCTGGAAGATGGAAGACTTCACTGTGCAGCTACTGAGTATGTAAAACAGGTAGATTTGCAGGAGTACACCGTCATTTTATGCCGAGACAGAATTGTGAAAATTCTTTGGCGTAATCTTTAAGAGAGGCAATAGATGAAGTATTTATTTATTGGACTTCTCATTCTTGCATCTGGCATGCTTTATTTTATGCATCAGAGCAATAAGGCTGCTGCTGAGAGATTGAAACAGGCTGAGATTACCAACCAAAAAAGATTAGAGCAAAATAAGATCGATGCCATTAATGCCGAAAAAGCCGCCCAAACAAGAAGGCTGGAAGCTGAAAAATCCAAACAGTTGAAATCTGAGGATATTAAGTTAATTACCGAAAAACGTGATCAAGATTTCAAGCAAGAACAACAAGAAAAAACACTTGAAGCTGTAAAAGCGATAGAGGAAAAAGCGCGCAGAAATTTATTTGATCCAGATGCAGCAAAATTTAGAAATATTAAAGGGAATTGCGGTGAGATAAACGCAAAAAATAAAGTTGGTGGCTACACGGGTTATCGTCGCTTTATTTATGATAAAGAGTTTGACTCTATATCAATTGAAGGTGATGAAAAGGATTTTTACGCGCCTTGGATGATGGATATATTATGGGAAAAAAAATGCCCATAAGAAAAGCACCTTAGGGTACTTTTTTAATGTCTAACACATACCCGCTTCGGCGGGTTTTTTAATGCCTGAAATTTAGAGGTCATCATGGCTGGAAAAGAACTTACATTTAAACTGGTAATAGATGCTGATACTAAAGACTTTGTATCTAATGTTCAGCAGTCTGAAAAAACCGCAAAAGCCCTCTTTGATGCGATAAAAATAGAATCAGATAAACTTAAGACCACATCTGAAGAAACAGCAAAAGAAGTCGGTAAAATTGTACCAGATGACCTCCAAAAGAAAGCTGATCAGGCTAAGGGTAAGCTGAGTGAAGTGTCTCAAGCTGCTGGCGAACTACAAGGTCAAGCTATTCAGGCAGCCGGCAAGATTGATGGCTTAGGCAATGAGCTTCAAGACACAGCAAACAAGGCCAATAAGGCTGGCTTTGAAATCGGTAGTGCCATTCCAGGTGACGCTGTTCAGCTGGCAGAAATGCTAGGCAATAAGTTCTTCTCTGCCGCAAAAGAAATTGAATCTCTTGGCGATAAGTCGACCATTAGTGCCGGTGAACTTCGCGCAATGTCGAGTGCTGGTGAACAGGGCCTTAATGAGCTGAATTTGGCACTGAAAGCCGCTCAGGCTGAACTGGTTCGACTGCAAAGCACTGATGGTACCTTGCAAGATATTGAGATTGCCAAACAGCGTGTTTTAAGCATTCAAGATGCCATTAACGAAGCATCTAGTGCCTTCAACTACTATCAAGGCGTTGCTATCAATGCCATGAAAGGTGTGGATGGGGCTACTCAATCAGCTATTAATCAGGTGCAACGTTTTAGCGCCGTAGATCTAACAGGTGTGGTGGGAGAAGCACAGACCGCTACCCGTGCAATTGAAAGTATGGGTGACGGCGCAAATCTTAGCACCAAAGAAATTGAACGTATTGGCAGCATTGGCACCAATAGTATTAATACCCTAGAGCGTGAATTACTGACGGCAAGAAATGCATTCTCAGCATTAGAAAAAAGCAGTGAAGCTGTAACGCTCAATGAAATTAAAGCGGCTGGCGATAAGGTCAAAGGCCTTGAGCAAGCAGTAGATCTAACCAAATCAGCTTTTTCAGAATTTAATGTAAAAGCCACTACTGCAATGCAAGGCGTTTCTACAAGCACAGACAAGGCATCCGGTAGCGCCAAACAAGCTGGGCATGCAATTTATGATGCACTAGGTATCAAGCCACCATCCGTGATCAATGATGCTATTGCAGACTTGACCAGAAAGCTCGAAAACTTTAAAGCCAATAGCAAGCTGCCGGCTGAAGAAGTAGAACGTGTAACCAAGATCACCGAACAGCAAATCGAAAAGCTTAAAAGTGAATTAAATGGTGTTGAGCCTGCCGCTCAAAAGGCTAACACTGGTGTTTCTGGGCTATCTAAGGGCATGGAGATTACCAGATTCGCTGCTACAGCTCTTGCTGGTGCTATGGCCGCCGTAGGTGTGGGTATTGGTGCTAGAGAAATTGCTGAAGCAGCAGATTCTTATACCAACCTTTCAGCCCGGATCAACATTGCAACCAGTGAAGGTGGGAACTTTACTCATGCCATGGCTGGGGTGCACCAAGTTGCATTGATGACCAACTCAAGTCTTGATGCTACTGCGGGCTTATTTACGAAAGTGAATGATACCGGTAAGCAGATGGGGATGACCCAACAGCAAAGTCTTGATCTGGTCAAAACAATTAATATGGCCATTCAGACTGGCGGCGGATCAGCAGCTGCAGCTGATGCAGCAATTACCCAATTCACGCAAGCATTACAATCTGGCGTACTCCGTGGCGATGAGTTCAACTCCATCATGGAGCAGGCTCCGGGCATCTCTAAGGCCTTAGCTCAGTCATTAGGTGTCACCACTGGTGAGCTGCGTAAGATGGCCGAGAACGGTGAACTGTCAGCCGAGAAGGTCATTAAGGCCCTGCAAAGTCAATCCGCTGCAATTGAAGCCGATTATGCCAAGTTCCCAACCACCATTGGTAACGCATTGCAGCGTATCACTACACAATGGCAAATCTTGATTGGCACCATGGACCAAGCAAACGGCGCATCTGCAACAGTAGCGCAATGGCTGGTTACTCTTGCTGACAACATGGATGTAGTGGAGACCATACTCGAAGATATTGGCGAAGGCTTTATCTGGGTAGGGGATCAGCTTAAGAAGATTGACCCGGCCACAATTGAGGCACTTAAAGAGGCATTAAGTACCGCTTATGAGGCTGTAAAGTCCTTAGTAGCATCACTTGGCTCTATGTTTGGTACCACTGCCCAGGTACTAGATACGGCATTGTCTGCCATCTTTGATTTTAATAGCGGAATTGACACGGCAGAAGATAAGACAAATGGCCTCACCAAAGCTTTGCAAACCGCAAGTCTGGTATTTGCCCTATTTAATGATGGTTTTAAAGGCATTGCTATTGTTGTAAATCTATTTGCTGGTGCAATGTACGAGGCCACTGGCGCATTCATGTACTGGAAGTCCAAGTTTATGCTTGGCGATGCAAAAGAGGCTGCATTTAAAGAATTTCAGGATCTTACGGCTGAAGCCAAGCGGCTCTACGGGCAAGCAGATGAACTGGCGCTAAACCATGAAGTCCAGGTTATTAAGGCTCTAGATAATATAGGAAAAACTCGAGAGCAGAAAAACGATGAAGCTGTAGCCGGCGAAACTGCAACTTTTGCAGAGCTTGTTCAAAAAAACACAGAGTTTACTCAGAAATCAAAAGAACTGGCAGGCGAGCGTGCGGCCATCGATGCGCAATTAAATCAAGCGCGCAAGGATGGCAACCAGTCGACCATTGATGCAATCATTCAGAAATCTAATGAGCTGGAGGGCCGCGAAAAGGAGCATGCAGCCAATAAAGCCGCATTAGATAAGGATATGCTGGCTTCTGCTCAGGATTATGCCGAGGCTGCTATCAAGGCCAATGGCGGTGTCATGGATGGCGTGATGCAGGCCGATCTATTAACCAAGGGCTATATCGTCACCATCGATGAGGCTGGCAAGGTTAGTGTCCAGGCAAGTCAGAGTGCAGAACAGGCTGCTGAAAGCGCTGCCAAAAAAGAAGAAGCTCTAAGGCTGGCCAAGGAAAATGTCAAGAAAGCCGATGAGGAATATCTGGCTTATCAGAAACAGGCCGCCGTTGAGCGTGCACTCTTGGAGCAGCAGATTGAACAAGCCAAAAAGACTGGTGACTTAAATGCATTAGCATCTGCCCAATCCTCAATTAATGCCATCAACGCTAAAGAAGCAGAGTTGGCCAATAACCGTGATTTACGTATAGCTGAATTAAATAAAGCTAATACTGGATCTGGTCAAGTGGCTGAAACTGCATATTCAAGAGCATCTGCAGCGGCGAAACTATTTGGTGTAGATCTGGATGTCTCGCTAAACAAGGTTTCTAAATCATTCAGTAGTTCGGGGAATGAACTGGATGGACTTAAGACCAAGTTGGGTGAGGCGGGGTATACCGGTAAACAGGCTGGTGATGTTCTTTACCAGGCATGGGAGGATTGGCTTAGCAAGGCCAAGAGCCAAGCTGAAATTGATGCGGCAAATGCCAAGATGCGTGAGTTTGAAGCGCAGGGTGTGTTCTCAACCAAGCAGGTTGAATTGGGTATTGCTGCAATAAAGAGAGCCACCTCTGAGTTACCTGATGTCTTGGATGAAACAGGAAGGGCTTTCGAGCGGCTTGGCATTAAAACCAAAGAGCAACTTCGATTGTCAGCTCAAATGGCATTGGCTGATTTTGAAACAGTACGCCAGAGTGGCCAGGCTACTCAAGCGGATCTTCAAAAGGCTTATGAAAAGACAATTCAGCTGGCGTATGCCTCGGGTGATGCTCAAAGTATTGCTGCAGCAAATGCCAAAGCTGCCTCACTAGGTTTATCGATCCAGGTAAGTGAAACCGGCCAAGTTTCAGTGAAAGCCAACAATGCTGTGGAAGAAAGCTTACACCGTGTTCGCAGTGCCACAGGTAATGCTGGTGATGGCTTTGATGATCTCGGCCGTAGGGGTGTTAGAGCAGGTAACGATACTACTGAAGCGTGGGAAGAAGCTCGCAAAGCGACGGAAGCAGCTATGGCTTCTCAGGGCAAGATGAAGGCATCCAAAACCGGAACAACCGCTAAACACGGGCTTTCTGTTGAAGAAATTGAACAGAGGCTTAAGGATATTGGTTATGAAGGTGATACCAAGCAAAAAGCCAAAGAGCTCTTCCAAGATGCTGAACCAGTGGCGGGTGGTTATTACAAATCTGCTTCCAATGAGTGGGTGAAGAGAAAGTATGGGACCACTGCCTATGACAACCAGAAGGCTCTTGGTAATGCCATGTATGTTATGGAGCAGATTGAACGGCTGGAGCAGTATGTTGGCAAGAATGGTAGATCAATCGGATCTAGTAACTTGAGTGACTACGCGCCGTCTATTCCTTCTGTGCCATCAACTAAAGATTATGGTAAGGGTGGTGATAGTGTGAATTACAACATCCAATTCGGAGGTCAAACCCTATCCCTTACAGGCGATGCAAGCCAAAAGGATGTGATGACCAGTCTGGTAAATCAATTAAAAGGTATAGCGAAATCAACATGAAACTCATTCGCTTAGCAACATCCGAAACCGTCCCATTAGAGGACGGTTTTTTATGGCCTGATGAATTCTCCTGGAAGGCTATTGAGCAGAATCAAGCCTATGCAATGGATGGAACTTTGCATATTCAGGAGGGCAAAAAGAAGTCGGGCCGACCAATTACCTTACAACCGGCAGATCCACAAATGGGCTGGATCAAGCTACGTGAACTGCGGACTGTTTTGGAGTGGTCAAAACTGCAAGATGAAAATTTCAGACTGCAGTTTGAGCAACCACATGATAGCCGGCAATTCACCGTCAAATTTAACCACCAGGATGGAGCTTTGGAGGCTGCACCGGTGAAAGGAATTCCAGCGGTATCACTGGATGATTATTTTAATGTGACCTTGCGCTTTACGGAGTTAGACGATGGCGATTGAAACTAAGGATTTAGTAATTTACAAGTCTGAACGCTTGACTGATAACTCGGATGGCGGTGGTAAATATTCTGGTGTAGTAGTCCAGGATGGCATTAGCAACAACCTGTTCAATGATGTGTCTGAGATGGATCGGACCATGGGTGATGTATCCATGCGCAAGGTGTTTCCAGCGGTTACCACTGAAGACACTGATTTACTCATGGGAGCAACAGTCTTTGTATCTGAACTGCCTGCGGATCCAAACGTATCAGCACTGCTATTTAGTACCAAGAACTGGACGGATGAACGCCAGTCTGCTCAAAACCGGGTGGAAAACTATTTAGCCAAAGGCGGGCAGATTGCCGGTACACCACTCGATACCCATTGGCAGGGCATGTCATCACTCCAGGTGGCCATGTTTCCTCAGGAAGTGGAGTCTTCCGTGGGTGACACCATTGTGCTGGTCAGTGATGAAGGCAAGATATTGGAGCATGAGCAGTACGTGCGAATCACTAAGGTTGAGACCCGTACTGCAATCATGGTGGTTGATGGTAAAAATGTTGAATACAAGGTTGCTACTTATTCCTTGAATGATGCTCTTGAAGTTGACTTTGTCGGATTATCAGCGCGTCAGTGGTACAACGGTGAAAAATCCAAAACCATCATCCGCGATACCATTGTTGCGGATACTGGTCTGTATTACTCATCGACTGCGTTGGCTTCTGAAGCCAATGTGGGTGAATTCACGGTAAATGCCAAAAGTATCTTTGCTCAACTCATCCCATCTGCTCAGACTGAAACCCCGATCATTGATGTGAACGCTGCCGGTGAAAGTGTGGTGCTGGTCGCAGGCAATGAAGGCACCATTACTGTTAATTATCCAAATATGGTGATTGGTGTCAGCCAAAACCTGTATATCGGCTCTGCGGTGATTCCATCTAGCGTGGCGTTTACATTGCAGGGGCAGCAGATTACTGATCAGGGTGGATTGCTTAAAAATACTCAAGGCACTCAGGTCGGAACGATTGATTATCAGCGTGGTTTGATTCAGTGGACTGCGGCAGCACCGGCTGGAACCGTAAGTTTGAATATTACTTTTAAACCAGCAGCTGCACCGAATCAGTATTACCAGAGTCATGCCATTCCGGTGACTCAAAATAACCAAAGCACCAACTGGACCGGAGTTTTAATTCCAATTCCTGCACCTGGTGCACTTTCGATTTCATACATGTCGCAGGGCAAGTTCTATGAGCTTAAAGATGATGGTTCAGGCCAGTTAAAGGCTGCCAGTCCATCTTTTGGTTCAGGCATGATCAACTATGAAACTGGGTCATGGTTACTCACCACAGGTGCCTTGCCGGATGTGGATACGCCGATCCTGCTGAACTGGGGTACACCGATTGTCACCTTTGTGCGATCTAATTTAAGTGTTGAAAAAGCTGCATTTGAGTTTGATTTGGGTCGACCGGGTGTATTGCCGGGTATCACCATTAATTGGACGCTTGAGGGTGAAGAGAAAACCGCAACATCAAATGCGCAAGGCAAATTTACCGGTGATGCAATTGGTGAAATCAACTATGCCACTGGGATTGGCAAGATTATCCCGAATAAGCTGCCGCAAAAGGGCACGGTCTTTTCAGTGATCTATAACTATGGATCATCGCTTGAGCAGACCAGGATGGGTGTCGCGCCAGATGCTAACCAAAAGCTAAGCTTTACGATTGGTACAGGATCGGCAATTCAGCCCAATAGCATTGAACTAAAAATTCCACTTCAAAGCAGTGAGGGGATTACAGGGTCTGTAACCCTGACAGATGTGCCGGTGAATGCAACTATGGGTAATCTAGTGAATAGCCGCGGTCAAGTGCAAGGCACCATTATCTATGCCACTGGCGCTGTTGAAGTCACACCAAAAAGTACAGCGAGCAGATTTGTGCAAACCTTTACACCTATGGCTACCTATGCGGCTGCCTAGCGAGGAAATATGTCTTTTTATTCTCCACAAACGTCAGACATTCAAGGTCAGCAGGTTGAATTAAAAGCCCTTAATGCTGTTGATGTTCAAGTGAAATACCGGGATACATCAGGCTCTAACTCAGCAACACATACGGTGACTGCAAATAAGTTAAGGCTGGATTTATCTTCTGGTTTTGATGAGCAAATCCTTACAGGCTCAGCGCGATTCAAAGTTGGCGCTGATACTTTTCTGGATCGTACCGGCTTGCTGTATCGCAATGTAAATCCAGCCAATAATAGCGGGATTCAGTCCGGGGTGATCCAATATGGTACCGGGATTGTTGAAATTGATTCCTGGACACCGAATGCAGATAACACAGTTGTTTTAGAATCCTTGACCACCACAACCGACCTGTTACCGGTCAATAAAATCAGTTTCAGAACACCCATCATGCCGATCCGACCACAGTCCTTAACTGTAGTAGTAGGTACCATTGAATATGGTCAAATCACATTGACTGCTGATGAAAATGGGCTGATTGAGACCAGTCGGGCGCATGGCCAAGTGAATTGGGATAATGGTTTTGTCACAATTTATTTTTACACCAAAACTAAAATCACTGAGGCCAATCGTGCAGAGATTGAGGAAAACGACTGGTACGATCCGCTGCTTGAATATCAGGAGGGAGCCGATACTTATATCAATGTCCCGGTCTGGGTGGATGCTTCATCCGTGCGCTATAACGCCGTAGCCTATACTTACATTCCACTGGATTCTGAAATCCTTGGTTTGTCTGCCACACGTTTACCAATTGATGGCCGTGTGCCGATATTCCGTGTTGGTGGTATTGGTATTGTCAGCTCAAGCAAGTCTCAGGAATTACCAAGTGTGATTGCAGGAACCACATACAATCTGAATGATCAGCGTATTTCGTGGGCAGAGCTTGAAGATGCCAATGGAACGAAAGTAGCTTTCGATTTGTACACAGTTGATTATGATTATGGCCGTGTAACATTGGGCGGTGACTTTGTACTGGGTAATCTGGTTGCACCACTGACAGTCAAATATCGTTATCAGGATATGGGGCTGATTCGTGACGTACAGATTAATGGTCAGCTGACTTTTACCAAGCCTTTAACCCATAACTATGATGCAGTCGATACTATTGTTGGTTCTGCCTTAGTCATTGGTGATATGCAGGCTCGATACACGCGAAAATTTGTGCAAGGCTCCTGGAGCAATGCTTGGGCAGATGAGCCAAGCTCGAGCATTTTGGCGAACTACAATGATTCGCTCTATCCACTTCAGGTCACCAATAAAGGTGCGATTCAAGAGCGTTGGGCATTGATCTTTACTGATGCACAATCATTCCGCTGCATTGGTGAATACTCTGGCCAGATTGGCACTGGTACCACCAATGCAGACTACGCACCGATCAACCCGGTCACTGGCGTGTCATACTTCACAATTAAAAAAGAAGGGTGGGGTAGTGGTTGGGCCAATGGCAACGTTCTGCGCTTCAATACCGTGGCTGCAAATTTCCCAGTTTGGGTGATTCGCACGGTGAAGCAATCTGAGCCAACAGTGATATCAGATCAATTCCAGATTATGTTACGCGGTGATATTGACCGCGTTGTTTAAAATCTAAATCAAATATGACCGCTTTATGCGGTCTTTTTTATGGATAAATAAAATGGCGACAGATGTAGAAGTACAATTTTTTAGCCACTTGAATGGCTTAACACTGGGTAATAACCAGGGAGATTTGATTCGCTTGCTTGATAAAGCACTTGTGACCGGTATTAATTTTACTGAAATTACAAGCGCATCAATTAATGAACAAGGCGATGTTACGATTAACTTGTATGCAGCACATAACGCGATGTTGTTTCAAATTGTTGAATTGTCGGGTTTTAGTCCGGCATCGCTTAATCAAAAATATCGTATTAAAGGCGTGCCAAGCGCAACACAACTGATTCTAAAACCACAAAATGAGATTGGCACAACTGTCATTTCAACAGTGGGTGCGGGTAAACTTGCAAGTCTTGGTTATGAAATTATTTTCCGCGATGCGAATGATGTAAAGAGTGTCTATCGTGCAAAAAATCCGACTGCGCAGCATCCATTCATTCGTGTTGATGAGAGTCTTGCAAGTGCTACCGGCTCATATACAGCAACGTATGCTAAATACGCAATGGTTGGCTTGCTTGAGCACATGGAGCATATAGACGACTATGAAAATCCCGATGTGCTGCAATTGCCGTTTAACCCAAGCGATCCTGCAAAAAATTGGAAAATTACAGGAACAGGTTTGGAAGTTGTAAGGGGTTGGAGTCGTTGGTATTTTGCCACAGCACAACCTTTTCCATCAGGTCCTTTTGAGTATATATCGCCAAGCTCAGGTTCTAGGCACTTTACCCTCTGCGGAGATAGTAGTGCATTTTATTTTGTACCTAGTCTCGGCATTAGCGACCACAAGTATAAAGTCCTTTATGGTGTTGGTTTGTTTGAAAGCGCTCTAGATTCGGACGTTGTCCCAAATTGGTTTTTATTCACACAGCTGCGATCAGACAATGCGGGGCAAACAACCGGGTTTACTAATTACGCAGGCGGCTCGCCACTATCTTTCAGCAACCAACAAGCAGGATTCTTTGCAACCCGATATTCAATAACAAACCCCATATCATCACATATTTTTGCAAACCCCATCATCCCAGATTTAAAAACAGGGTCGTCTAATATTTATAGTGCAAACAACATATCAGCGCTTGAAATTCCGTTTTACGATGACGCAAAGCATCTGCGCGGATCTCTAAAGCATATCTACTACTCAGGCAATAATAAATCAGCAAGAGTTATCACAACGCCATTGTTAGAAGTTAGCGAAATGTATGTGCAGGAAAGCATATGGCATCAAGGCGGCGACACAGGTGGAATTTATTTTTATTTAGGTTGTATAGAATGAAACCGTGCTCAAGAAAAGTATTAACTTCAGCGAATTTATTGCAAACCATTACTACCGGTCCAATTATTGCGAAGATTGTCGGATCTGTAAAAAAACTTGGTCAGCAATATCAAAATGCAAATATTGTGCTTTATAACAAAGCAAATTTACAGCCAATTGCGATGCGTAAGCCCGATCAAAATGGAAATTACAGTTTTTTAGGCCTAAATACAGACTTGAAAACATTTATTGTAGCTCTTGATAATCAGAAGAAATTTAACGCAGTTATTCAAGATAACGTGGTGCCAAAATGAGTAAAACATCAGTCAAAGCTCGGCTTGCCATGATTCAAGCCTTTGCAAATTTTATGGATAATGGTAGCCAAAGTGCTACAGTTATTTTTTATGAAGGTGTGCAGCCTGCCAGTTCTGCTATTGCAGCAGATCAAAACAGTGCTTTGGTGACGCTAACATTCCCGGAGCCTTGTATTAAAGAAACCACTGCTACTTATGTGGAGCTTCATCCAACAGACACTGCCACCGTGATAAAAACCGGTACTGCAACATGGGCACGTATTTATAACGGTGCTGGCGAGGTGGCTGCCGACTTAACCGTGGGCGCGGACATTACCCTGGCGAATACCAATTTGGTTGTGGGTGGTACCTTGTCCATTCAGTCAATAAAACTCAGACCTTAAATTAAAAAAGGTGCTCATGTGGATTTTAAAAATAAGCTCGGCACCGTTGATGCTCACAACCTAAACCTAAATTTTAAGCCTGACAATACTGATAGCCACAACATCATTCTGAATTTTGAGCATCTGGCTGATGGCTCGACTAATCTCAATTTTGGGGATGATATTTCTGGTGTTATTGATGCAGCACTTGATACTGATTTTACATTTGAAATCACAGCAGTTTATGCCGACAGTGGTGCCAATACCGCAGTCATAGACACAGTGCTCGACACTGAATTCAGTTTTGAGGTGGCTGCTTTATTTAGTGAAAATACTGATGTTATTGGCCAGATCGATACGGTTTTAGATACCGGTTTTAGTTTTGAAATCGAAGCGGTATTTAATGAAAACCTCTGCACCATTGATACGGTTTTAGATACTGAGTTTCAATTTGAAGTTAAAGCATTATTCGACATCAATCATCTGGTCGGGGTGTCCTATGGTTTTGACATGTGGTATCAGAAAGCGATTGCAGCCTTAAGTACGACAGAAATACCGTGGGCCAAGCCAATATCAAGAGTCTCGAATGAGGCTCTTTTTTATGATCAAGGCTTGGTAATTTCGAATCAGGCAAATATTCAGTATGAGCAGGCAGGGTCATTAACCCGGGTGGTTAGGTCCTTGCATGAGCAGGCAACCGGTTTAAGTTCTGATGCGTATGTGAATTGGGAAGAAGGTGATAAACGCTTTATTCATCAGCGCTATCTGCATGAAGAAACGATCAAGCTGCGTCATAACCGGGAAACGGTCTGGCAAGAAATGATCCGTCGGCGTAAGACTTTCACTTATTCACATGAAGTAGCGCAAGTCTTTGAAAAGCGCTTTTCATTTGAGTGGGATAAAAGTCTTGAGATTGTCACCAAGTCAGATTTGCCATGGGATCAAGCCAAAGCGATTCACTATCGCAAGCATCCGATTTTGCCTTGGCCAAAGCCAGAATTACCCAAATATGAAGGCAGCACAGATCTAAACTTTATCTGCTTATGTCATGACGTTGATTCACACAATGTTGTTTTAAATTTTGGTGCAGATGACTGTATTCCAGCACTGCCAAAAAGGAACTGGTGGTATATCGTGAATACACTAATAGCCGAGCGATTAGATACCGGCGAGAAGATTAAAGTTATGGACGGTACCTACAGTACCAGTCGGTCTCAATGGTGCTGGACCTACTCAATTACCGTGGCTCACACCGAAAAAGAAAAGTTACAGCCGATTAATGGCCAGCCAGTGATTCTCAAAGTCATGATCAACGGATTTGAGCATCATATTTTGCTGGAAGATCCAGAAGAAACCCGACGCTTTGCCAGTGTTCTCTACACTTACCCAGGGAGAAGTATCACCGCTTTGAACTCTGCCAAATATGGGCCATTACGTTCATTTATTCAGGATAACGAACGCACTTCTGTGCAGCTGGTTCAAGCGGAATTGGATCGAGCGAATAGCGGTACCAGCTTGGACTGGAAACTAATCGATGAACTGGGCTGGATCGTAGCGGTTGAAAGCCTGAGCTATGCAGAACTGGCACCCATTGATGCAATAAAGCAGGTGGTTGATGCAGGTGGTGGCTTTATCTATAGCCAGAAAGCAGGGAATACACTGACCATCCTACCCCGGTACCAGAAAGGCTACTGGGATACGATGACGGTAGAGGATTACGATATTCTGCTATCCGAAAGCCTGGTGATGCAGCAGAACATCAAGCAGAACGATGAATACATTGCTGACTTTAATGCCATTACCGTGGTGAATAGTCGCAGTGGTGAAAGTCTGAAAGTGCAGCAGCGTGGAACCTCGGGTGATGTGCCGTTAGAGACAGTCACGGGTCCACTATTTAATGTGGTATCGGGTGCGAGTTATGGCAAAAATGAACTGGTCAAAGCCAATATTCAGGAGCTGCACACCTTTTCTGATATTCCTGTCAGTCAGGAAATTGGCGAGATGCTACCAGGTAAATCGATTGCATTTAATGGCCAGTGGTGGGGTGTAATTGATGGAGTGAGTGGCAGCTTTTCGCATGAAAAGGTGAATGAAACCATTACTGTGGAGCGTATCAGCCGTGACGAATCCTCTATTTGAATTACGAAAGCTTTTAAATCCAATTCATGCGGAATACATCGGCACCATTACATCAGTGAAGCATCCAGAGTATCGGGTGCAGATCGATGGTGGATCTGGGCCAGTGCTGTGCACATCCGGCACAGCTTATAACTTGGGTGCCAGAGTATTCATCTCAAACCAGGTGATTTTAAGACCAGCACCAACTGGCCAGCATTCAGAAATAGAAGTCTAAACTTAACCAAACAACAGCACCTTTTTAGGTGCTTTTTTATTGCCAAAAAATAGGGGTATGTATGACTAAAGGGGATTTATATGGACTTTCTTAGTCAGGTATTGGAAAGCATAAAGAGCCACTCACATATCCTTTTTACAGGTGTGCTGGGTGCAACTTTTGGCTTTCTATTAAGTAAGGAGCCCACCCGGGATCGCTGGATAGGATTCTTTGCGGGCTTCATTTTATGTGTGGTCTTTGCTAAACCGGCAAGTTTATTTCTTGCTAGTGGTAACTACCCAGAACTATTTGGTTTCATTCTGGGCGCTGCTGGTAAAAGTACAGCTGAAGCATTGCTGAGTTTGGCTCGATCAAGAGTTCTTGGTTTAGTCAAAAAGGAGAATGAAGATGCTGCTAATCATAAGTAAGACGGCATTGGTGTTATTTATAGTTTCATTTGCAATCATGGCATTTCATCCAAAAATCCAGCTCCCAAAACACATCGATTTTCTATTGGTGTTGTCGATCCTTTTTGGAGCCGCACTTTTTGTTAAAGATGAGTATTCGCCAAGTCCGGCCGGAACCCTTTTTTACACTACAGTAAGTATTTTATTCGCACTCTTTACCCGACAACTCTATATTTGGGGTAAGGGTGGTGCACGTCCTAAATTTTTTAATACGGATAAAGATGGTGACAACCCATGAAACATATTTTTGATTTCTTACGAAAGATTAGCGGCGGCAAACTCACCCAGAAACAGGTTGATGCTGCTGACAAACTGATTGCAACTGCTTACGATGATGTCACCAGTATGCTGGGTATCGCTACGGATGAAATGCATATCAGCCCAAGTGGTGTTGATCTGATCCGCAATTTTGAAAGCTTACGACTGAATGCGTACGATGATGGTGTAGGTGTATGGACCATTGGTTTTGGCACCACAAAATACCCAAATGGTATTCGTGTCAAAAAAGGGGATACCTGCACACTGGAACAAGCCAAAAGCTACATGCAACATGACTTAAAAAAATTCGAGCAAACCGTCAATAGCGCAGTCAATGTTCCGATCAATCAGAATCAGTTTGATGCCTTGGTTTCATTGGCCTATAACATTGGGCCTACCGCATTTGAAGAATCCACTTTGGTCAAAAGGCTGAATGAGAAAAATCATAAGGCGGCAGCTGATCAATTTGGTTTATGGGTAAATGCTCGTGGCAAACGCCTGCAAGGTCTGGTGAATCGCAGGAAAACTGAAATGGAGTTATTTTTAAAATGACTCTAAATCTATTATGGAAATATAAACACTGGATCGCAATTGCGGTCTTTTTCTTTTTGTGGCTAGGGCAAGTTGCTTACACCAATCACTTAAGCGGAAAGCTGCGCAAGGCTGGTGAACAATGCACAGTAAAAATTCAAGAGATAGAACAAAAACATCTCAAGGCTCTGGCTGAAAAACAAAATCAAATTAACCAGATGAGTTCCAATTATGAAGCAACAAGATCAGAGCAACGTGTGCAGGTCGAAACGGTTACACGTGAAGTGCAAAAGATCATTGATCGTCCTGTGTATCTCAGCCATTGCTTTGATGATGATGGCGTGTCAGCAATCAACTCACTTATCACCGGTGATACCAGCCAACCTCCTTGAGCCTTGTCCAGATTTACAAAAACTAGAATCAGGGCAGGGTAAAGTTGCTTTAGTCTGGGCTATTGATGTAGTGGCTAAATATAACGACTGCAAAGCGCGTCATGCTGCAATTGTGAAAACCATTAGATAAAACTGAATGATTCACCAGAAAGCAATATTCCAATAAAATAGATAAATGCCTTCATTTGAGGGCATTGTTTATCATTAAAATAAGTAATTAGTTGTTAATTAATCCTCAGGATTCCCTCCCAACTAAAATAGTTCTGAGTCAGATTTTGTCTGGCCATTGCCCATGCTCGACCATGCATTTTGCATGGACCAATTGCTATTTTCTTATCTCCAAATCTCACCTTAACCTGTTCAAGGGCAGATTGAAGTTTCTCATTCTTCTCTATTTGAGTACTATCAGATAGAAGGTCATATATGTATGTCGATTTTGGCTCAATTGCAGTCAAAATTACACCGCATTTCTTAAACTCGATTCCTTCTTGAAACAGCTCATTCATTCGCTTCATTACAGCCCGGTTCATGACGGCAGCACAATCAGTCGGCTCAGCAAATCCGATATTGATCGACTTGTTATAGAAAGGCCTGCTCTTGTCAAAAGGATTGGACTGGGCAAAAGCAATCACACAACCACAAAGAGATTCATCTCCTCTTAACCGCTTAACAGCATTCTGTAGGTAATCACTCATTGCCTCAGATAATGATTGGATATCTATTACCCGAGCGCCAAATGAGCGTGATGAAATAATCTGCTTTTTGGTTGCCGGTGCGGACTCAACCTCAATACATGAAATGCCTTGTAGCTCCATTACAGTTCTCTGCATCACCACAGAAAATAGTTTTCCCATTTGATGTGAATTAGACCTAGCTAAATCAAGAACAGTATTAACACCTAAGCTTTTTAGTTTTTTACTATGCTGACGACCCACTCCCCAAACTTCGGAGACATCAATCAGACTAGAAAAATAATCACGATGTTTAGGATCCATAGAAACCAGATCACAAACACCATTGAAGCGTTTTGCTTTTTTAGCCATATGATTGGCAAGCTTTGCTTCGGTCTTTGATCGACCAATACCGACACAAACCGGTAATCCGATCCACTGCAAGATCCGCTGTCGCATATTTTGCGCATATTTAACCAGGTCATAATTTTCAGAATAGGCAGTAAGCCTTAAAAAGCACTCATCAATCGAATAAACTTCCTGCTCACCTGGCGCCACGTAATCAGCCAGAATCGAATGGAAACGTTGAGACATTTCAGCATACAAAGCATAGTTACTCGAAAGTACCTGTACATTATGTTTTTCGACAATATCCCTAACCTGGAATAGGGGAACACCCATCTTAATACCAAGATCTTTTGCTTCTTGGGAACGTGCAACTGCACAGCCGTCGTTATTTGAAAGAACAATGACCGGCACATCTTTAAGTTTAGGATTAAATAGGCGCTCACAGCTTACATAGCAATTATTTACATCAATGAGCGCGTATATTTCATTGTTATAGCTCATCTGAATTTCTTGATTACATTTGTGACTACACCCCAGATTTCAAATTGCTGACCTTCTTGGGGATGAATATCTGGATAACCCTCATTCTCAGCTTTCAACCAGCAACCTTTCGCATCAATAATTAGCCGTTTCACTGTCAATTCATTATCGATACTGGCAATCACAATATCTCTATGCCTAGCCTGAATACTGCGATCTACAACCAAGGCGTCATTAATATCAATTCCTGCATTTAGCATAGAAAGAGAATCCGCACGAACAATAAAAGTAGCATTCGCATTATTAATGAGGTACTCATTCAGATCGATTTTTTTATCAATATAATCTTGAGCGGGCGAGGGGAATCCAGCTTGAACGCGTTCGGTTGCCAAGGGTATTTCTATTTTTGTGACAGGATCAAACTGACGGATATCACTAATTTCATTTTCTTTTTTAAGAGATTCTAGGTATTCTTTAATATCAAGAATTTTAGATTCAGGCACTCGAATAACTTTAGTCTCTTCAGACTTTTTTCGACCTGCTCCGGCTCGAAAACCCCCATGAGTACTGTTCATAACTTTACGACTCCTTGATTTTTGTAACAATAATCAAGATTGTAAAGACTCGATAAAAATCAAACAAATAAAATAAATCTTTTAAATTCAAAGATGCGTCATAGAGTGACGCAAAATTATGATATTTCGGATGAACGGTTACAGTACTAATTGACTTGGTAAAGACTCTTAGCCAGAGCTGCACAGCTCACTCAATTGCGACGAATGTGAATGTGGGGATATGTGTTGGGGTTATTTAATCCTTCCACCCATCCACAATATCAGCCCAATCCTGCATCATTTTTCTGCGATCTGCTAAGTATTTAGCATGGTTATAAGATGCGCGGGTTTTATTCTCATCAGCATGAGCCAGTTGGGTTTCGATCCACTTTTCATCATAGCCAAGTTCATTCAATAGGGTAGATGCCGTGGCCCGAAAATCATGTGCTGTAACGTCATGCATGATGTACTGTAGCGCTCTATTAATTGTAGTAGCTGGCATCATCCCGCCATTATAAACACCTTCAAAAACATATCTCTTACGGCCAGTGAGCTTCTTTTGTTTAAGTAGAAGTTGATAAACCTGCTCAGACATTGGAACCACATGTGTTCTATTTTTCTTGGTCAGTCGCATACCTTTTTTTAGCTGCTCCCTGGTTTGTTTTTCAAAAGTAATAATACGCTCATCAAAGTCGACGAACGACCATTGCAGTCGACGCACCTCAATTGTGCGAAGCATGGTATAGAACAAGAATAAAATAGAATTGACTGTCGATTCAGCACCGCCATAACTATCGATTCGCGCTCTAAATACCTTTCGTTCAGTTAAGCTTAATGGTCTTGCATGCTCAACATCAGGTCGTGCTATCACTTCACGTACCGCATATGTCGGATCGTTCTCAGCTCTTAATGTCGCAATGGCATATCTCATCACAGAGCCAATCTTCTTTCTGTTTTCAATTGCTGTGACTTCACCAGTGCCACGGTTATCCTGACTTTTAACGCGCTTGACTGTATTTTGCATAATCTTCAAAACGTCAGCAGAGGTCACATCTTTAATATTTTTATGCCCAATAACTTTATAAATATCCTTTTCCATTGCGCGATGAAAAGCATCTACATAGGTTTGGGATTTATCCTTTAGTCGATCCGCAGCATACTCCTTTGCGATTGCCTCGAAACTGTTTTCATCACAAAGCATGGCAGCCTTTTCTTGTTGGCGATGCACAGCTGGATCAATATTGTTTGCAAGCAGTGATTTGATTTCGTCTTGCTTTTGACGAGCTTCTGCCAAGCTTACGATAGGGTATTCTCCGAGACTAATCATGGATGCTTTCCCAGCATAACGGTAGCGTACACGCCAAAGCTTTGTGCCTGTTGATCGAACCTCAATACATAGCCCGCCTTGATCGGCAATACGGTATGCTTTTTCCATTGGTTTTAGTTTTTTTAGCTTGGTATCGTTAAGCAT